ATTCAATGAATAATTAGCCCCTCAAAGCTCTTCGGAGCCGCCAAGGTTAGTTTGAAGTTGATAAATGATAATCGGCCGCCTATGGTCGTTAAATAAACTGGGAAACCAGGATAAAGTGAGCTACTTGACTGAAGTAGTTTGCGGTTCGAAGCAATTTGAACTCGAGTAGGCAAGCGAGATATCATTTGACCTTTAGTATCGAGGGTAACACTGTAGAGAAAATGTGTTGGGTGACTAAGCGATGTGGGTCGTTTAGTTGAGTTCGGAAGAACAATAAGAATAACTCGTAGATATCAAGTAAGAAATGTCGCCATCCAGCTTCATAATTGCGGGTATCAATATAAGAGGGATCTTAAAACCGAAAGGTATGTTAGAGTACAGGTGGTGCTGTTACTAACCTTGATTCAAGTCTACCAAGACTCGTTTCACGAAGGAATCTTAAAATATGGAGGTGGGGACACTTCAGAGAGTAGTTGAGTATTGACTCGTTCAAAAGATGAGTTAGCTTAGGGTAAGCCACTACTTTCACAATCCACAAGTCAAAACTTAAGGACTTCACTTTTAATGAACAATTCTAAGTAAAAAATTAAGCATAAGCGCTTACCAGTCACGGACGAAAATTGCCTACATAGTATCCGGTTGTCGGGTGCCAGTTTAGACCGCAAGTTTAAATTGATATCTCCGAAAGGTCTATAACACCGCAAGTGTGAATCAGCTCGGCAGGGTTGAGTAGAATAAGTAAGAGGTGAGTAGTCCAAACAAGTGACTTTAAGAGTGGTTCACTTAAATAACCGGCATTGTTAGAGTACAGGTCAAAAGCTTGTGGATATAAAGGGAAACAATAATCCGATTAAAGTTCTAACACCAAACGTGTAATCTCAGCGTTTTCTAAAAAACTAAGTTAAAGCGGCTTTAAGCCGCTATCTTTATTCTATACAATATTGCTATATAAAATCACAATAAGTCGTTTAACCCCGTTATTTCCCCACTTTAAACATATTTATATATATGGATATAAACAAAATTTTTGAGAATTTTAAACCTGAAGATGAGGTTAATGAAACAACACAAGTAGTTCTAGATGGTCCTATAATGTGGATAGGTATGTTTAAAAAACTTATAGTTAACTATGAGATTTTTACTAAACAGATAATTATGTTTTTTAGAATGTCTAATCAAGACCTGGATATGGATGATATAGAACGAGCTAGTAGTTATATGGTTTATACTAGAGCGTATGATAATCTAACTAAGTTAGACCTTGAAGACTCAATACATTTAGAAGCATTAAAACTTTATTCAGATGAATCTTTTAGAACTGCTTTAAGAAATGCTCTTAAGTATTTTGAAAGTATTGAAGAATATGAGAAATGTGCTTCCTTAAAGAAAGTTCAAACTGCTGTGAACTTTTCTTAAAAGTAACTTGGCTCTAAAGTAACTTTATAGTATAGTATAGATACGGGTTATGACAAAAACGTTATAACGTTAATAAATTATTACTATGAAAAACAGAGACGGAGTACTTAGACAACTAAATAAGATTGAATCAAGTACTAACAAATTAAATTTTTTTGTCAAACAGGGGCAACCAATTGAAGAGTATATGAAGGTACTTGATGAAATGCGAGAAGCAGTAGATCAAGCTCGTTTATATATTGAAAGTGAACCAATGACTTATAATCAATAATATGAAACTAACAGCAGAACAAATTTTAGAAAACTGGGAAGAGTTTTTAGGTAATATTGAAGTATATATTACTGGAGATAGAAAAGACCAACTATTAGCTTTCTATGAGAAATACGCTGAACGCATTATGATGATGCCTGCAGCTCATAAAAAAGAATACCACAACTCATTTCCAGGTGGTTACGTTGAACACGTTAACCGAGTAGTTCAAGGAGCACTTAAATTACATTATGTATGGGAAGAAATGGGAGTAGATACTTCTACTTACACTCTTGAAGAATTAGTATTTTCAGCTTTAAACCATGACTTAGGAAAAATGGGTGATGAAAATAATGACGCTTATATTCCTCAGGACGACCAATGGAGAAAAGATAAATTAGGTGAAGATTATAAATTCAATGATAAACTTGAGTATATGTCTGTACCAGATAGAGGTATTCACCTCTTAATGACTCATGGTATTATGATGTCACGTAACGAGTGGTTAGCAATTAAACTACATGATGGTTTATATGATGAAGCAAATAAATCATATTTAATGTCATTTAACCCAGAAACAAAACCTCGTACTTCACTAATTTACATTGTACACCAAGCTGACTTAATGGCAGCTCGAATTGAATTTGAGCGTGAATGGAACCCTAAACTTAAAAAAGGGAATATTAAAGCTCCAATCAATACTAAAGTAAATGAGAAAAAAGCTCCAATTAAAACTAAAGCACTTAGTAATATTAAGAGTGATAGTTTAAAAAATATTTTTGACAAACTATGATAAGTTTAATAATTATATTAGGTTTAGCGGTCGTGATCTTAGGATACACGACCTTTAACCTTCTTAAAAAGAATGAGCGTCAAGAAGATATTCTGACCAGTTATATGGTTTATTTAAATAAAATATCTGAGATAATTGAAATGTCTGATCAAAAACTTAAAGAAGTAGACGCTCGAGGACATTTCCAAGCAGATGATGAAGTTGGTTTTTTCTTTCAGTCTGTTAAACAAATCCAAGAAGTATTAAACAAATTTAAAGTAAAAGATTTATGAGTACACCTAAAAAAGGAACTCAATACTTCACTCAGGATACTGAAGATGCTATAGTTCTTTATAACAATACTGATGATTCATCTATAAGAAGTAAAATTTATAGTGATAGAATACATTATGCTTTCTTTAAATTAACAGAAAACATAATTCACACTTTTAAATTTTATTATACTGAAGTAGATAATATTGAGGATTTACAACATGAGATTATAACTTTTTTACTTACTAAAATACATTTATTTGATCCTAGTAAAGGAGCAAAAGCATATTCATATTTTGGTACTATAGTAAAAAGATATTTAATCATTAATAATACTAAAAACTACAAAAAACGAGTTGATAAAGCCCCAGTGACTGAGATTGAAGCTGATGATAAATTTAGTTATAGTATATCTGATGTTACTGAACCTACTCAAAATGATAAACTATATATGTTTATGGATGAGTATGTAGAGTATTGTACTAAAAACATATACGAATTATTTCCTAAAGAAAACGATGCTAAAATAGCAGATGCTATATTAGAATTATTCCGTAAAAGAGACAATATAGACATTTTCAATAAGAAAGCGCTATACATTTACATTAGGGAAATTATTGATGTTAAAACCCCTAAAATCACTAAAATAGCAGATAGACTTTATGATATATTTAAAGAACATTATCTTTTCTATTTAGAAAACGGGTACACAAACTTCTAATATTTATATTTATTACTAAATAACATACTATGAATGGATTAGACAATGTAGTATTTGGTGGTAAAAAATTTTCTGATATTTTAGAAGAGATATATAACAATCAAAAGAAAAAAGATAAACAAATCTCTGCTCTTATAGCTGAATTAAAACCACTAGTACAAGAAATAGGTGACGCTACCTTAATTGTTCCTTTAATTAAAGAATACTTAGAGATAAGTGTTAAAAATGATGAGCAACTAATTAAGATGGCTACTATTATACAACGTATTATGAATACAGGCGGTTCTGTAGAAAATGGATTTGGTATTTCTGAAGAAGAAAAAGCCCAACTGTTAGCTGAAATAGATAAGTTTAAAGAAGATAAATAATGGCTACATCAAGGTATGGCTTTTCAGCAGCGGTAAATAATTCTGCTCCTAAATTAGACAGAAGAACATCCACTAATAGTACAGTAAGTATTATTTCTAGTAGGGTGAAGGATATTATCTTAGATAATACTCACCCTCGTTTTGCTGAATTTGGTGAATGGAATGGGATAGGTACTATCTTTATTGAGTCAACTAAAAACCCATTATTTTCAGAGCAAATACCTTTAATACCTGCTTATCCTGCTTTTCCTAATATTAAACAATACCCACTAATAAATGAGTTAGTACCTATTGTTTATTTAACTGACTCAGATGTTACTTCTGACACCACATCAGTATCAGCTTATTATTTACCTCCTATAAATGTTTGGAATAGCCAAGTACATAATGCTATTCCTTCTTCAAATATTTTACCTGATTCTCAACAAAAAGATTATCAACAAGTAGAAGCAGGATCAGTAAGACGAATAACAGATCAAAGCTCTGAAATTAATTTAGGGCAAACATTTAATGAAAACAATGTAATTGATATTCATCCTTTATTACCTTATGAAGGTGATATAATTTATGAAGGTCGATTTGGTAACTCTATTAGATTAGGTTCTACTGTTAGTAATGCTAATATTCCTAATAATTGGTCTTCTGTAGGAGATAATGGTTCACCTATTTTTATTCTTAGAAATGGACAAGGTTCATATACTACTGATTCATGGGAACCAGTAACTGAAAATATAAATAATGATAAATCATCTATTTATCTAACTTCAACTCAACAAATTCCTTTAACTCCTATCTCTAGTATAGAAGTATCATATGCTAAAAGTACTAGACCTGAAAATATAGGTAAATACTCAGAAGAACAAATAATATTAAACTCAGGTCGTTTAGTATTTAATGCTAAGAAAGATTCTATAATTTTAGGTTCAGCAAAATCTATACATTTAACAAGTAATACTTCTGTTAATGTAGATGCTGCTAAACAAATAGCTATAGTATCTCCTAAAGTATATTTAGGCTCAGCTGAAGGGACAGAAGGAACTCAACTTCAATCTTTAGTTTTAGGTGAAAACTTAAATACTTTATTAGGTGAATTATCTGTATTTTTAAATACTCTTAATGTAGCGTTCCAAACCGCAACTGATTCTACCTCAGCTCCTATAGTATCATTACAATCTATAGCTAATGATGCTGGACAACTAGGTAAATCTATTGATAACATAGTTAAAGGTAAAAATTTACTTTCTAAACAAGTAAAAACAATCTAACAATGCAAAGATTCACAGGGCAAATAGTTGATGAAAATGGTAAGAATTTAGAAGGAGCTACAGTTACTCTTAATGGGGGAGATATAACTAAAAAAACAACTACAAATAAAAATGGTTATTATACTATTATTGTACCTAATAATGTAGATCCTACTAAAACTACATTAACATATTCTAAATCAGGATTAACTTTAAAAACAATAAAAAATCCTCAACCCACTAGTACTTTCACTCCATCACAAGAAAGTCAAATAGATGACCTTTATGGTGGAAGATTAAATTTAAATAACAGTTTTACTAGTGGTAAATACTTGATTACTTCTTTAACTGACCAGGATAGAAATAATTTAGATTTTGAATTATTTCACTTAAAAGAATTTATTAAATCAAATCCAGGCAATTATAGTATCACTATTAAAGCCTCAGAATCTAAAGTACCTAACTATGATAGAGAAGAATTTTTAGAAGACGGTTCCCCTAACCCTAATTGGGCAGGACCTGAAGGTGAATTTAGACCTGAAGGCAGAATAGAAGCTAAAATATTATCCAATAAAAGATTTAATTCTTTAAAAAAATATATAGAAGATTCTTTCAAAGAAGAAGGATTAGATACCCCAATAGTTAAATCAGAAATTATTGTTAGTGGTCCAGATTATGATCCTACCATACCTAAAGAAAAATATAAACAATACCAATATGTTAATTTAAACGCCTCTTTAGTGCAAGCAAATTGTAAAACTAGAACTATAGATGCCGGAGATAAAATATCAGGAGATAAACTATTATATAAACCACCAAAAGCAACCAAAATAACTTTAGATGCTTTTGAAGTACCTGATAGATTTGGGATTAATAATAAATGGCAAGACTATTATACTCAAAGTATTTCTGCTACAGGTAACCTCTTAACATGGGAATTTATAGTTTATTTATCAATTTATGGTACATCTTTAATAAATGATGATACTATTAAAAAAACACCTGTTTTAAAAAGTGATGTAAGAAAATCATTACAAACAGATTTAGATAACAATATACCTAGAGTAAAAGTAGAAATTGTACAATTTATTTATAATAGGATATCAAGTAGATTTGGTAAAAAAGGAGCTGATGAATGGCGTAATACAGTAAGTAGAAAATCAAATGATGAATTAATTAATAATTTATTTGAATATGTTGATACTAATGTGATTGACTATACATTTAAATATCCTATAAAGAGAGAAAATACTGTTTTATCATTAAATGAAGTAAGTGAATCTTTTATATTAAACCAACGTAAAGGAGCAATAATTTCTCCTTCTGTTTATTCTTTTAATATGTGTGATAGATGAGTATTGAAAACCAAAATATAATTCCTCCAACTAACTCAAATTATGAGATATCTAGAATAACTCTTAATACTGAGCCAGACATAACAAATGTTGCTACTTCTAAAATTAATCAAAACATTAATACCCAGAAATTAGGAACAATAACTGGTGTATTAGGTTCTACTATACCTTTTGAAGTTAAAATAACAAATGTTATAAACAATAAAAAAGGAGAAATACAATCAAAATTAATACCTTTTGTTGTACAACAATTAACACCTTTTGGAAGTGAAGCAGTACAATTTATTCTTAACAATAAAGAATTATTAGATCCTAAAACAGATCCTAGTACTTTAGCACCCTTATTAGTTCAACTTAAACAATATGTTAATTGTCCTAACCAAAATGCTTTATTACAATTGATTAGAAAACGTAACAATTTAGCTAATCAAATTAATAAAATGTATAATACAGTTAATACTTTAAATAAAACATTATCTACAACTAATACTATTATTACAGCAGCCCAAGTAGGGATAGCAGTTATTAAAGCAATTCCTTATCCTGCTACAGGTATTCCTCCAATAGGTTTACCTCCATTAACAACGGGTATTATTGAGATAACAGGAGAAGTAGTTAGTAATTTATCTACATTATTAAAAAGAAGTGGTATGGTAGTTAATGCCTTAACATTAGCATCTGCTACTTTTGGAGTATTATTAGGATCTGTTTTGAGTTTATTAAATATATTAGACACTTTAATACAACAATGTTCTCAAGATCAAAATGTGCCTTTTACAACTATAAACAATGAACTAAATTTACTAGTTAACCAATCAACAGGTGTTAGTAATAGTACTGTGATAGCAGTTGATAAAACATATAAAGGATTTACTTTAGAAATTAAACTAGACGAAACAAATACAACACAATACAAAAAACGATATGCTCAAGCTTTAAGTAAACAAGGAGTACCAGTACTTAGAACAGAATCTTCTTTTGCTTCTGATCCTCAAGTACTAATAGATCAACTAAAATTCATAATTGATTCAAATCCTAATTTAACAGCTGAGTAATTAAATATTTATTATTATGAAACAGAATGAATTTAAAAAAATGATCAAAGAAGCTGTTCGAGAAGTATTTCAAGAAGAAATGAAAGAATTACTTTTAGAAGCAGTTAGATCACCTAAAACTGTTGTTACAGAAAACATACAACAACCAATCAAACCTAATATCCCAGTAGATATTAAACGTAACTTACGTAGTATGATAGGAGGAGAATTTGACACTACTATTAGTGCCAATTCATCAATGGCCCAACCAGCTTATACTCCACCTCCTGTTAGTACAACAGGTGATGGATCAAGTCTTCCTCCAGGTGAAGTTAGTTTAGATCAAATATTAGGTATAATGAATACTAAATAATGGCTGTAAGAATACCAAATCAACATCCTTTAGATATCAACCAACGAGTAGCGGTTGGGGTATCTATTCCTTTTAATGCTCCAGCAGTATTCAATTCTACTTATACTACTTTGGATCAGATTAAGTCAAATATGATTAACTATATATTGACTAACACAGGTGAAAGGGTGTTAAATCCTACTTTTGGGGCTAATTTAAGAGCACAATTATTTGAACAAATAACACCTAATACATTAAGTGCTTTAGAAATAAAACTAACAAATGATATAAGAAAATATTTTCCATCTGTTAGAATTGACCAATTAACTTTATCTCCAATATATGAAGAAAATGCTATACAATTAGTTATAGTATATTCTGTTTTAAACAATGCAACTGAAACGATTACAATTACTTTATAATGGCAACTGAAAATAGAGATATAAAATATTTAAATAAAGATTTTGGTGAACTAAGAGCAGCACTTGTTGATTTCGCTAAAACTTATTTCCCAACAACATATAATGACTTCACACCAGCATCACCTGGTATGATGTTTATGGAAATGTCAGCTTATGTTGGTGATGTGTTGTCTTTTTATCTTGATAATCAAATCCAAGAAAACTTTATTCAGTTTGCTAGACAACAAAATAACTTATATACTTTAGCTTATATGTTAGGGTATAGGCCTAAAGTAACAGGAGCTGCTACCACTACAATAGATGTATACCAACAAGTTCCATCTTTACTTTCAGGTAGTACTTATGTTCCTGATTTTAGCTATGCTTTACAAATAAAAGAAAATACATCTATTGCTTCTAATTTAGTTGGTGCTACTAATTTCTTAGTTCAAGATCCAATTGATTTTGCTTTTTCTAGCTCATCTGACCCTACTCAAACTACTATTTACAGTTTAAATGGAAATGTACCTGAGTTTTTCTTATTAAAGAAATCACGTCAAGCTATATCAGCAAATATACAAAGTAAACAATTTACTTTTGGAGCCCCAGAACGTTTTACAACTATAGAAATTGATGATTCAAATATTATAGAAATATTAGACATAGTAGATAGTGATGGAAACGAATGGTATGAAGTTCCTTATTTAGCTCAAGAAACAGTATTTGATACTATTAAAAATACAAATCCAAATGATCCTAATTTTAGTGGGAACAGTGGAGAAGTACCTTATTTATTACAATTAAAAAAAGTACCTCGTAGATTTACTTCTAGATTTACAACACCTACAAATTTACAAATACAATTTGGAGCTGGAACTAATACTCAAAATAATACTGAAGAAATTATCCCAAATCCAGATAATGTAGGTTTAGGTTTACCATATAAAAAATCTAAACTAACAACTGCTTTTTCTCCAGCAAACTTTTTATATACTAGTACTTATGGTATATCACCTTCAAATACTACATTAACTGTAAGATATTTAACTGGAGGAGGAGTAACATCTAATATTCCTGCTAATTCATTAACCTCTATAGCTAACTCAGGCACTCAAGTTAAATTCCAAAATTCTAACTTAGATCCAGTATTAGCTCAAACTGTATTTGATTCTGTGGCAGTTAATAACCCAACAGCGGCCGCTGGAGGTCAAGATGGAGATACTAATGATGAAATTAGATTTAACTCAATGGCCACTTTTGCTACACAATTAAGAAGTGTAACTCAAGATGACTATTTAGTTAGAGCTTTAAGTTTACCTTCACAATACGGAACTATAGCTAAAGCTTATATTGAACCAGAAAAAATATCTAATTTACTTCCAGGTCAAACGCCTTCAGTTTTAGATCTATATGTTTTAGCATTTGATAACAATAAGCGCCTTAAAACCGCTTCTACCGCGTTAAAACAAAATTTATCTACATACTTATCACAATATAGAGTAATAAATGATGCTATTAAAATAAAAGACGCGTTTGTTATTAATATTGGAGTAGAATTTGATTTAATAGTGTTACCTAATTATAATAATAATGAAGTAATATTTAATTGTATTCAAGCTCTAAAAGATTACTTTGCTATTGATAAATGGTTAATTAATGAACCTATTATGTTAAGAGATTTATATATTCTTTTAGATAAAATAGATGGTGTTCAAACAATTAAAAAAGTAAACATTACAAATAAAGTAGGAACTAATTTAGGTTATTCACAATATGCTTATGATATTAGTGGAGCAACTCAAAATAATGTTGTTTATCCTAGTTTAGATCCAATGATTTTTGAGGTGAAATATCCTGATACTGATATAGTAGGTCGTATAGTACCTTTATAATTTTTATATTTATAAATAAAAGATGGCAATTTACAAAATATTTCCTGTTAAAGATGCTTCTATATATTCATTATATCCAAGTAGAAATACAGGATTAGATGAAATATTAGAATCATCAACTGATCTTAATTCAGCTGGGACAGCTCAAACTAGTAGATTTTTAGTACAATTTGATGATACTGAAATTAATGATATTATCACTAATAAAATTAGTGGTTCTACTTGGCAAGCTAATTTTAGAGGATTTGTAGCTAATTTAGATGGTTTAAATCTAACTACAACTCTTGAATTCTACCCAGTTTATGGATCATGGAATATGGGTACAGGAAAGTATTTATATAGCCCAGAATACACAAATGGTGTAAGTTGGGCTTGGAGATCATACTCAGGTAGTAATGCTTGGACTACAAGTGGTTTTCCTGCTTATGTGACTGCATCTTATAATACTGAAGTAGGTGGTGGTGCATGGTATACAAGCTCAGCTAATGCCTTAGTATTACCTATTTACTCTACTCAATCTTTTTCTTATATTGATTCAGGTGATATTGATGTTAATATCACTAACATGGTAAAAGCATGGTATAGTGGTTCTATTGTTAATAATGGATTTATAGCTAAACAGTCTGTTGAGTTTGTTGATAGTGAAGATTATCAAATAAACATGAAATTCTTTTCAAGAGATACTCATACTATTTACCCACCACAATTAGAGTTTAGATGGAGAGATTATACCTTTAATACAGGTTCTTCTACTAATACTATCTTAAACACTCAAACAGCTACAGTTTCACTATCAGAAAATCCAGGTGTTTTCTATTCAGGAAGTATTAATAAATTTAGAGTAAATAGTAGACCAACATATCCTGCTAGAGTATTTCAAACTGCTTCTCTTTACACTACAAATTATTATTTACCTACGTCTTCATATTATGCTATAAAAGACTTGGATACTAATGAATTTGTTATAGATTTCGATGATCAATATACTCAATTAAGTGCTGATGGAACTAGTAGTTACTTCACACTTTATATGAATGGTTTAGAACCAGAAAGATATTATAAGATTTTAATTAAATCTGTTATAGATGGTTCAACAATAATTTTTGATGATAATTATTATTTTAAAATAGTTAATGGCTAATTACCCACTAAATAAAATTTCATTTAATAAAGACGCTTATGAGAGAACAATTGATACCTCATTTGCTCAACAACCTCTTCCTACACCTCCAGCTACTAAAACTACAAGTGTAGAAGAATTTTTTACTTTATATAATGCTTTATTCTATGATATTCCTGTAGATGGTGATACTAACTCACATACTTATCTTTATAGAACAAGTGGAGAATATGCTGGATTAGATAACCCAACAGGTCAAGATGTTCAAGTATTATTAGATGAAATAACAATATTAAGACAAGACTTACTAACAGCTAACCAAACTATTTTAACATTACAAACAAATATACCTATAAGTTCTTCAGTTTCTTCTTCAATGTAATATGGCTACAATTATAACAAATATAGACCCTACAACTCTAGAGGTGCAAAATTATTCACCTCAGGATATAAATCTGATTCCAATTGAAGAAACACCATCTCAATTTAATCCTTTTGAAAACTACATAGAGTATACTATTCAATCTATAGATCAGTCATTTCAAGTGACTGACCAGAATTTTATTGATTTTAAAGTAATAAATGATTACTCTCCTACTGATAGTTCTGTAATTTATAGTGTAGATTTAGATCCAGAAAAAAATCTACGTGACAGAGGATTTTCAAATGGTGAGTATAATACTATATATAACTTTCTAAATAATGAATTAGGTTCTACATCTGAAAATAGAGCATACTATATTAAAGATATTTCAGCGGATAGAACTGAAATTAGAATATCTTCAAATATTCTTTCTAATAGTGATTTAGAATCATATGTTAATACTTTTAGAACTAAATTAGATAATGCTCCATACTTCCAAGATTTTTATTTAAATTTTGGTAGTAATCAATTAATCATAGCTAACAATATATTAGTAGATAATACTAAACCTAACTATGAAATATTAATTAATTTATATGAAGCTTTACCTAGTCAATTTAGACTAAAAGATACTCTATGGGTTGTTACTCAAGTAGCAGATCCATTAGCATTTAATATACAGTTTCAACCTGAAGTAATTATACCTCAGATCACTAATCCTACTATTAAAGGCCCAAATTTTGATTTACCTTTAAAAGATAGAATTAATAATAGTTCAAATTATATAAATTATGAACAACTATTAAACACAGGATTAGCAGCTTCATACCAACAAATAACTTCTTATTTAAATGATCCTAGTATAGCTATAGGAGTGGATTATTCTGATTTCTCAGAATTTATACATTTCTCATCTGCTGAGAGTAGAATTGAAAACTTTTATTATAAAGTTAAATTAATTGAACAATATAATTCAGATATTACTACCTTAAGTACTTCTGATTCATCTTCAATTTCTTCTAGTATTTCTATTTTACAAGAAAAAGTAGACAATATTATTAAGAATTTTGATGGATATGAATATTGGTTATATTTTGAAACTGGTTCAACAACATATCCTAAAGGTACTACAACTCCACCATATGCTCTTTTATATAGTGGTGACTCAACAGTAGTAACTTGGTATAATAATTTAATAGAAAGCGCATCTATATTTGATCAAAATAACCAAGATTATTTAGTAAATACTATACCTGATTATTTAAGAGATGATCCTCAAAATGATCCCTACAAAGTGTTTATTAATATGACAGGGCAACATTATGATAATATATGGTTGTACTATAAAGATGTAACTAATAGATATAATGGTGATAACCGTTTAGAATTTGGTATTTCTAAAGATTTAGTGGCTGATGCTTTAAGATCATTTGGTCTAAAAATATATCAAAATAACTTTAGTACTAATGACTTATACAACGCATTTACCGGATTTAATTACATCCCATCAGCTAGTTTTTCTTCAAGTATTAATGGAAATGTCTATGTGACTGGATCATATATTGTGGAATACCCTGAGGTAGGCTATTTCTTAGATGATATCACCTATTACCCAGGCGATCCAACAGAATATATAACTAATTTTGTAACTGCTTCTCAAGCTGCTTTATTTACTCCACTAGATGATGTTAATAAGGAAATATATAAACGTTTATACCACAACTTACCTTTATTATTAAAACAAAAAGGTACAATCGCTGGCCTACGTAACTTAATTAATGTTTATGGTATTCCAGATACTATTTTAAGAATTAGTGAGTTTGGAGGTAGAGATAAAGATACTTCTACTTATGATTATTTCCAAAATCAATACAATTATAAAGTAGATATAGATCAAGGTGCTTATGTTGAAACTCCATGGATATTAAACACATCATGGCCTACTTCTTCATATAATGGATCTGGATCAACAGTTGTTCCTGAAACAGTACAATTTAGATTTAAAAACGTAGATTTAAGAGATTATATCCCATATTCTCAAAGTGTTTGGACAATTGATAATACTACAGTAGGAGATTCTATATCATTAATATTAACATACACTGGCTCAGCTTATACTAGTGCTTCATACTCAGGATCAAATCTTAATCCTTATTACCAATATGCTAAATTAGATTTCATTCCTAGTACCAATTATCCTAATGAATCAGCTAGTTTATATTTGCCATTCTATGATAATAACTGGTGGTCAGTGATGGTTACTTGGGATAATACTAATAATTTTACCTTATATGCTGGAAATAAATTACAATATGATGGATATGATGGAAATCAAATAGGTTTCTTAGCTTCATCTTCTGTAACTAGTTCAGGTAATAATTGGGGAAATAGTTCAACTGATGGTTCATATTTTGGATATAAAAATATTTTATTACCTGTTGATTATGATTATTTCACAGGTTCATTTCAAGAAATAAGATATTACACTCGTCCTTTAGGAATGGATTCATTTAAAGATTTTGTAATGAATCCTAATTCTATAGATACTGTAGGAGAAACTACATATGCTGATTATTTAGCTTTTAGAGGTTCATTAGGAGGAGAATTATATACAGGTTCAGTTTCTATTCATCCTAAAATAACAGGATCTTGGATTACAACTCAATCATTTAGTACTAATGTTAGTGATTTCATAATACAAGGAGGTCATGGATTTAGTACTAATGTAGAAACTGTATTTTTAGATTCACCTATAGCAGGTTTAAGAAATAGAGTAACAGATAAAATACAAATTGTTTCTCAAAGTCTTCCTCAAATAAACTTGGCTTATACTCAATCTGGTGATACATTATCACAATATAGAAGTATCCAACAACAGTATGTGTCTGAGCAAAGTGAAACACCTGATGTTAATGCTTTAGAAGTAGCTTTCTCACCCACAAACGAAATTGATGATGATATTATTGATTCATTAGGATACTTTAATATAGGTGAATATATAGGTGACCCAAGACAAGTACTTACTTCAGATACATCATATCCTGATTTAGATGCTTTAAGATGGGATTACTTCCAAAAATACACTAGCCAGTATGATTTATTTGATTATATTAGACTAATTAAGTTCTTTGACAATTCTCTATTTAAAATGATTAAGGATTTTGTTCCTGCAAGAACAAATCTAAGATCAGGTGTAGTTGTTAAGCAACACTTATTAGAAAGAAATAAGTATCCTCAACCTCAAGCGAGCTGGGAATATGTCACTTATAGTGGTTCTATATATTCTCAACAAGTTTGGAATCCAATAATTGAAGATACATACGTTTCTTCTTCATTAATAGAAAATATATTTGGTAGTACAGGTGGAACATTTAATGAATTTAATACTTTAATAAACCCATATAACACTCAATCTTGGTTAGAATTTACAGTTGGTCCTACTGGTTCAACTTACTTATCTCAATCATCTCAATATGAGTTTTACAATGGAGAATTACCAGGAACAATAATTGAAGCATCAAATGGAGAATTAAATGAAGCAAACATATTTAAATATCCATCAACATTAGAAATAGATTATGATATTGTACTTTATAGAAGTAATATAACTTCTTTAGATAATTTTTTAAATTTAAATACTTCTCCAAATCAAGGAGAAATATATTTATGGTATGATACAGGAAGTACAACCCAAACATCCCAATATATACCAGAAAGATAATAATTAAGTATGCCAACAGGACAATACGGACAAATTTACGGACAAGGAGTTAAATATCTTAAAGTTAATAGATATGACTCAGGAGGGCTAGATAGATCAAGTTATTTAGGTCAATTAACTAATTTAACTATTAACTATAATGATTTAGGTCCTATCCAATATAATATAGTTACTACACAAGAACAAGATACTTATTTTGTTTATGGGATACAGACTAGGAATCAATCTACTTCTTCTGTAAATTATGAGGTATTAGATTATAATTTTTTAGCTACTTCCGCTAGTAGTTGGACTTGCGGTTTTTCACCTACTTCTATACCTAATGAGTATTTTACTAATAGAGTAGCATCTTACGGAAATATTAATGGAAATACATTAGGATATTTAACCGGATCATCAGGTATATATACAGCAGGAAATACCCCTAATATATTTTTAAAAGTCCAAATAAGTGGAAGTGGTACTATATCAGCGGGATCTACTAATTTATATGCATATGTAGCTAAAAATGGAGGATCAGGAGCTGATGGAGTCCAATCTATTTTAATTAATAATAGTTACACAGGCGGAAATTTTAATACAACTTTATATCTTACTTCATCTTTTTCTATTATAGAAAATGATCAAATAGGATTTGGATTATATAGAACAGTAGAACTTAGTTTATTAACTATTAGTAACTTTCATGTTAGTTTATCTTTACATTCAGCATCTATTAATCCTGCAACTTCATCTCTTATAATCTTTAATCCTGAATTTATAGATTGGGATTATAATGATTATAATGCTTTATTAGGTAATGCGGAGACATCTCAATTCTCAAATACATTTATGGATGTAGATTATACTTCTACATTCACTACACCTGTAAATTTTGATTTAATAATCTCAGGTACTGCTAATCGAGCTTCAGTTCAAGACTCAAACTATAATTCTCAAGCATGGTCTAATATTAGATATAACGGAGTAGAAAGTAATTCCCCAGACTTTAACCAATTAACAACAAATGGCGGATATGGAGCTTTACCTAATGTTGAACAAAATAAAACATATATAGCTTATTTTGATGGTGTTGGGGGTACAGGTCCTGAAGTTATAAATCAAACAGCCTATTTTATTAGGTACATAATCGATGAACAAGGAAATGTTGTTAATCCTGAGCCTGATACTACAGCGTTATATAATTTATTAGATTCATATGAGTCAGGGAAAAATGCTTTAGTACGATTAATATCTGGAGATCCTACCCAAAATGCTAATCCAAATGATGATACATTAACTGGGTTGCATCCTATAACTTATGTGGGAAGAATTGCTCCTTTACTTATAAGTGAAACAGGTTCTGGTCTTCAAGATTATAATAGTGTTTTATACTTTAGAGATCTTGATGCATTTAGTACAATAAATACAACTAATTATGCTTTTAATGGATCAACACAAACTGACACTAATATAGCAACAGCTGATGCTGCCACTACTATAGTACCAACTAATATAAATTTACCTAACTCTAATTATAACTCTGGTACAGGAAGATATACATTTGCTGACAATCCATCATTTTTTAGTAATCGTGTTAATTTTAGAGCTGTAGGAACAATCTTAGGTAGATTTTCTCCTAGCGCTCCAGCAGGTAGTACATTTGACGCTCCTATTCGTATAATGAAAAACGGTTCTGAATTAGTATCTGACATTTTAACTTTTACTAAAGCAGATCAATATGTTTTAGAAGATCTTCAATATGTTAATTTACAAACTGGTTTACAAACTTTTACATCAGGTGATTATGTCACTGTAGAAATAGATTTTATAAATCAACCTTATATAGCTACAACAGGTCATAAAGTACTAGCAGGATTTCAATTTATAGCTACTCCTGAATATCCAGCTAACTCAGCTACAGCTTCAGGAAATCATTGGACAGTAGGTGAATATCTAACAGGTAATAATGTTAGTGTTTTAACTTCTTCATTAGATATATATAACTGGGCTTATAACAATATGATACAATCTCAATCTCAAGCTATGGTAGATTTTAATTTTAGCCCATGTATTGAATTTAATCCTGAAGTTGGAGATTGGATACGATTTGAATATAACCCTAATAAAGTATTTAATGTCACTAAAGTTGAAGTAGGAACTACAAATTTATTTTTAACAGTAGTGCCTCCTGTTCCTTCAGGCTCAATATTAAATCACTTTGTTTTATATAGATGTATTAATGACGGAACATATGTAGTGTTAGATGTTAAAAAACAACAACCTGGTAATTCATTTACAGGTATAATTCAACCACAATATATTTCTCAAACATTAAAAAACAACTATAACAATATAATTCAAGATCTTACTCAAAAAGGACTAATATCATAATATTTATAATAAAATTAATAAAAGAAAATGGGATTTCTTAATAACTCAATAGTAACCGTAGATGCTATCTTAACAAGAAAAGGTAGAGAATTACTAGCTAAAAATGACGGTTCATTCAGAATTACACAATTCGCTTTATCTGATGATGAAATTGATTATACAATGTATAATCCAAATCACCCATCTGGATCAGCTTATTATGGTCAAGCAATTGATGGTATGCCTCTATTAGAAGCATTTCCTGATGAAACTCAAATAATGAAGTATTTACTAACTACTTTACCTCGTGGTACTTCAAAATTACCTATTCTAGATCTAGGTTACACTGTAATAACTTTAACCCAAGGAGCTTCTTTAGCTATAACACCTCAAACATTAAATTATTTAGGTGGAACTCAAACATTTGAATCCTCAGGTTACACAGCTACTATTTCTGATGTTCGTTTAATGAATACATTTAATGGTGTAGGTATTAATACAACACAAGCTACAGCTTTAAATTCAACAACTACTCTTGGAACTAATGTGTCTAAAACTGTAATTGGTACTACTATTAACTTAACAGCTACAACACTTAACTTATTATTCCCTAGTGGTGTTGACCAAATATCAACAACATTAACTGTAGTAGGTAGAGATAGTGGAGCTAGAATAACAGTTCCTGTTCAAATAAACAAAAGTACTAATTGCTAATTAATAAAATAAAAATATGTCTTTTAAAAGATTAGATCCTGAAGATTTTATAGTAAGTGCAGATTCAATAACTGCACCTGCTTGGTCTGCATACACACCAACATTATCTCAGATGTATACTTCATCTGTTCAAGCCGCAGGTACTAGTGGTAATTATTACTTAACTATATATAACACTGCTTCAACAGATGTATCTGCTGAGATTCAATTTAATATAGCTTATGGTAATCAATATGGTTCAGGCTCATTATTATATAACGCGGGTATAGATGGTTTATCACCAACAAGAACAATTTACGGACAATTCCGTAACTTAATATATGGTGATGAAAATGCTACATTTACATTTAATGGAGTAACACAACCTGATTTTTACGCTTTAACAATTGAAAGATCAAGATACAAACAATCTTTATTCCCAGGTAGCCTAAATTTAACTTTATACTCAGGTTCATCAGCTATTACTCTTACTGATAATAGTAATGATGTTACTACAATTTCATACTTAGACTGCGGACGAGTATTCCAAATTGTATCAGGAAGTAATGGTTCAGCTATATCTTTAACAAACAGTCCAGCAAATGCTATCGCGGCCGGTATGACTATCTCTGGTTCATATGGTTTATTCTTACCAGATATTGGAACTATAATTTTAAACGCTGCTGCTTTAGATTTAACAAATGCTAATGGTGGTATTAATTTAGAAACCCAAAGAACCTCAAATTCTAATGCAGCTAATACTATTAGATTATATCAAACCTCTTCAAACAGAGGATTAGTATCAGGTTCAACAGCTGCTAGTTCATTTGCTTTAAACAGTCAAGAAACTATAACTTCAGATTTTGTGTTTGTAAGAGCAAGAAATGGTGAATTTAACTACTCAGAAAACCCAAGCTTTATTTCAGGTTCTACTGGTACAATTTTATATGATGCTTTTATTCAGAACCCACAAACATATATCACTACAGTGGGAATGTATAATGATAATAATGAATTACTAGCTGTGGCTAAATTATCAAAACCACTTAAGAAAGATTTTACTAAAGAAGCATTAGTACGTGTTAAATTAGATTTTTAATGAATGAGTGCATTCAAATCCCTTACATCACAAGATGTTATAGTAGTCCCATTTGTTGTAAACAAAAGTTTTACTTTTGAGGGGAGTGCATCACTTGTAGAGCCTGATGTTTTTATTGAGAGATTACAAGGTACCAATATTACTAGTACCTTTATCCCTTCAACAGAACCAATAACTGGTACTACAGGCTCAAATGGTTACTCATCTTCATATTATCAAAGAGACATTTACAATAGTGTTAAACAACTTTACTATAGTAATGGATTACCTAATCCTGAAGGTATTAGAATAACTTATGACTATCAAGGTAATGTAGTCGAAAATAACACTAATACAAATGTCCATAGTAGATTTGATAATTATTTAAATACTACATTATCAGGTTCAAGACTTTTCCAAACCCAATCTAATGTTCAAATAGCTGTCATTTCTATTCCTTCACAACTTTACGGAGATTATATAAACCCAGGCAGTTTTTACTTTAAATGGGCTAAAACTACCCCTACAGGTTCATATTATTATTTAACCGATAATGGAGAAGGATATTTAATAGCCTCTGGTAATTTAGGAGGTAGCCCACAAGGTATAATATCATATCAACATGGAATAGCTGTAGTGATGGATATGGGATTCTTAGGGGGATTAAATAATTTTACTAGACAACCTAATGTTACTTGTAGTTTCCAAAGTTCAAGATTAATTTATGAAACACAATACAAGTGTACTATACGTGAAAATGAGTTCAATTATTCTCTAAACCCAAGTCTTATTTCAAGTAGTGGTTTATGGACTAATCCTTTAAATTCAACTTGTTCTTTAGATTTAAGAGGCCAAGTGTATGACTTTGTGACAGGATCAAATTGGGCACCTTATGTTACTACAGTTGGATTATATAATGAAAATCAAGAATTATTAGCAGTAGCTAAATTGTCACAACCTCTACCTACAAGTAGAACTACTGATACATCAATATTAATAAATTTAGATAGATAATGAAAAAATTAGAACTAAAACAAATTATACGTGAAGAGTTAACTAAGATATTAGAGGGTAGAAAGCCTGGACCTAAAGAACAAAAAAGACGAGAGGTATATAGCTTAGCAGGAAAATACATATATAACAATCAAAAATATAAATCGTTTTCTTTTAATGACGATACTAACGAATTTCATTTTTATACTTCTGATTGGTCGGTTAGTAATTCTCTACCAGCGTTAACAATAACATATGATGAATTAAAAAGTCTTATATAAACTTTTTCTCTTTTTAATATATGTGGAAATATAAAGATAAAACAATTAATAGTCTAGAAGATTTACCTAAAGAAAATATATTTGGGTTCGTCTATATTATAACAAATAAAGAAACAAACCAATTCTATATTGGTAAAAAGTTTTTATTACATAAGAAAACTAAAAAACTAGGTAAAAAAGCGTTAGCCGCTCAAACAGGTCCAGGTCGTAAGAAACTTAAAGAAGTAACTTATGCTGAGTCAGATTGGAAAACATATTGGGGTAGTTGTAAACCTTTACTAGAAGATGTTAAAGTATTAGGTGAAGATAAATTTACTAAAGAAATACTTGAATTTGCTCATAATTCAAAACACTTATCATACTTGGAAGCAAAATATCAATTTGTAACTAATTGCTTAGAAGTAGATAGCTATAACGATAATATACAAGGTAGATATTTTAAAAAAGATTTGGCCCCTCAGTCTTAATTTATTATACTGGGAATATGGTAAATCAAGCTTTAGTTTCAACATTAAACTCTGTTTTAGGTGTAGGTAAATCAACTTCTAAAGGTAACTACGCCTACCATTGTCCTTTCTGTAATCACCATAAACCAAAATTAGAAATCAATCTAAACGAGACTGATAACGGTGAAAATAAATGGCATTGTTGGGTTTGCGATAAACGAGGTAAAAGTATTGTTAAATTATTTCAACTAATCAGTGCCCCTAAAGAAAAGATACTTGAAGTCAAAACTGTAACTAAGTACACATCAGGCAAAATTGAAATTAAGGAAATAGATAAAAAAGTAGAACTACCAGAAGAATTTGTCTCACTATCAATCCCAGATAGTAACATTGAGTATAAACACGCTATCAGTTATTTAAAACGCAGACAAATTACCTTAGACGACATTCTAAAGTATAATATAGGTTATTGTATTAATGGGAAGTACTCCAACTGTATTGTTATTCCTTCTTATGATAAAGATGGAAATTTAAATTATTTTACAGCTAGGAATTTTGATAAAAACTCATCTGTGAAATATAAAAATCCAGATGTGTCTAGAGACATAATTCCATTTGAATTATTTATTAATTGGAATTTACCTATTATTTTATGTGAAGGTCCATTTGATGCTCTGGCTATTAAACGTAACGTGATTCCATTACTAGGTAAAAATATACAAAAAAGTCTAAAGAAAAAATTAGCTAAATCTGAGGTTCAAAAAATATATATAGCGTTAGATAAAGACGCTATAAAACAAGCTCTCACATTCTGTGAGGAACTAATCAATGAGGGTAAAGAGGTCTACCTCGTAGAAATGAATGGTAAAGATCCTAGCGAAATGGGATTTGAAAACTTTACTAACCTAATTCAGACCGTTCAGCCATTAACCTTCTCAAATTTATTTGAGAAAAAATTAGAATTAATATGAGTAACATCAAACAATCATATGATCGAATTTTAGAAATATCAAACGATCATAAACAAATAACATTACCTGATTCAAGGTACTATAGACGAAACGGTAAATTTTACCCATCAGTAACATTTGTACTACAAATATATCCTAAAGGTAAACAATTTGAAAACTGGTTAAAACAAGTAGGATTTGCCTCTGATTATATTGTTAAAAAAGCATCTGAAGAAGGAACTCAAGTTCACACTTTAATTGAAAAATATTTAAATGGAGAAGAATTATCATTTTTAAATAAACATGGTAACCCTCAATTTGATTCTGATGTATGGCAAATGTTCTTAAAATTTGTAGAGTTTTGGGAATTATACAACCCTAAACTAATAGAAACAGAAGTTCATTTATTTTCAGATGAATTAGAAGTAGCGGGTACATGCGATTTAATTTGCGAAATAGATGGAGAACTTTGGCTTATAGACTTTAAAACATCAAACCAAGTACATTCTACATATGAATTACAAACAGCGGTTTATTCTCAATGTTATAAGGAATGTTATGGTAAAGAAATTCAACGTCAAGGAATATTATGGTTGAAATCAACTAAACGTGGTCCTAAAAAGGATAAAATGCAAGGTAGAGGATGGGAAATAGTTGAATCAGATCGCACACAAGAAGAAAATTTAGATATTTTTAAAATTGTGAAGCGTTTATTTGACATAGAAAATCCAGATGCTGCTCCTGTTTACGAAACGTTTAGAACATCTGCAAAACGAAAAGATATCTAATATTTATAATAAGAGATTTGGCTTCCCCGGATCTCTTTATTATATTTATAAAGATGATAAAACTAACAGATTTATTAAAAGAGGTACAAAATAGACCTAAAGCCATCATTATGGCTGGTGGTGCGTCTGTAGGTAAATCAACAGTACTAAACACTCTAAAACCAGTACTTAAAGATTTCGTTAACTTAAACGCTGACAAATATGTTGAAGATAAAGATTCATCAATGTATGGTAATTTATCAGCAGCGTCATCTCAAATAAGAAAAGTTGATTTACCTAATGCTATTAATAATAAACAGAATCTTGTTTACGATACTACTGCCTCTAATTTATCCACTTTAACTCCAACTTTAGACGAACTTAATAAAGGGGGTTATGATATAGCAATGGTAATGGTTTACGCTCATCCTATTGTTTCATTTTTAAGAAACTTTAAACGTGAACGTAAAGTACCAGCAGTAGGTGTTTTAGGTACTTGGGGAAATGTTTATAACTTATTAAATGATTATAAACAATTATTTGGAGATAACTTTATTTTAGTCTCAACTCCAGCATCTACTCCTGAAGAAAAAGCAGAAATAGATAAATTCAATTCAGCTCTTAAACAAGGAAAATTAAGAGACTATTTTGATAATTTATTATCATCAGGTGAATTTACTTCTACATTTAGAAAAGATGATTCAAATTTATCACCTGAAGAATTAGCTAAAAAAGAAAAAGAAAGAGCGAAAACAAAAGAATTATTAGGTAAAAATATAGACAAAATAGCTGATACTTACGAAGAGATCCAGTCTAATTTAAATCCTATTGATATAAAAGAACTACCTAATAAGTTAAAAGCATTTATAGGATGAACCCAATATCTAAAGAATTATTAAGATCATTCCTAACTGAAGAAGACTTACAAACTACTGTAGGTGTTTTTGGAGGTGGTTTTCAGCCTCCTACAAAAGGACATTTAGCGGTTGTTAAACAAGCATTAGAACGTTATCCTTTATTAGATAAATTTATTATTTTTGTAGGTACAGGTGGTGGTCGCTCTAATATTACTCAAGAACAATCAGTTAAAATTTGGGAAATTTATAAAAAATTACTACCAAATAAAGTAGAAATAGTACCTAGTTCTAACCCAATATCTTCAATTTATTCATATACTAAAGGAAATCCAGAAATTAAAGTAAAATGGTTTTTAGGTTCACGTGAAGGTAGAGAAGAAGATTTTACTGAGTTTATTAAACGTACTAAATCAGCTGACAAACCTAACTTAGAAGTGATAAATATTATCACCAAAAATGGAGTAAGTGGGACTGCAGCTAGAAAAACATTAGGTGATAAAGAATTATTTTTTACATTCTTACCTACAGAATTACCAATAGAAGATAAAGAAACAGTTTATAGTATTTTACAAGGAACTATAAAAGAATGGGTTCCTGAACCTGAAATTGATGATATTGATGATTATGCTGACAACGCTTTAAGTCCATTGGATTTAAAAATTCCACCTCATTTTGTTGATAGAGTAAATGATAAGCGTAACCGTCCTGAAATTGAAGCAGATGAGTTATATGACTTTTTTGATAAACTTTCAGATGAAAAAGATGAGTTAGAAGATATGTTAGATACTGGAGAAGAAGTAGTAGCAGTTGACTCAGATACTGATATTAATATTCCTTTAGCAAAAGATCGTCGTGATCCAAAAGCAGTAGTAGCTAAAACAATAATGCGTAAAAAGAATTTCGCCACATCTAATCCAAAACTAGTGTTTGAAGATAATTTCTTTGAACCATTAGATAATGAAGAAATAGACTTTACAGCCCCAGATGAGGATAGAGTAAAATTTTATGAAAAATATTATAAAAATTTATCTCCTTCTGATTTTAAAGTTGAAAAACAAAAAGATAAAGTTGTTATATCTAACATAACTAAAAAGAAATTAGAAAACAATCCTGAATTTACTCAATTATTGGCTTTATTAACAATATCAATGATAGATAATGGTTTAAATATTGAGCCACTTCCAAATATTGAATTTATAAATGATGACAATGAAAACGCAGGTAAATTGTTAGGTAAAACAGCTTATTACGATCCAAACAATCAAACTATAGTTTTATATACTTGTAACAGACACCCTAAAGATATATTACGTTCTTATGCTCATGAAATGATTCATCATATGCAAAATCTTGAAGGTAGAATAAATAATATTCAAGGTGATAATGTAAATGAGGATGAATACTTAGCTGAGTTAGAGTTAGAAGCATATAGTAAAGGAAATATGTTATTTAGAAGTTGGGAAAATAGTTTAAAAAAATGATTAAATTAACAGATTTATTAAAAGAAGTAGAAGAGCAAAAATATACTGTCTATTGTGATTTAGATGGTGTATTAGCTGACTTTGATAGAGGATATGAAGAGCTTACAGGTATGACTACTAAAGAAGCAGACGCTAAAGGCCCTGAGTTCTTTTGGAAACCAATATCTGATGCTGGAGCAAGTTTCTGGATTCGTTTAAAATGGATGCCAGATGGTAAAGAACTTTGGAACTATATTAAACATTTCCAACCATCATTACTTTCAGCTCCATCAAGAGAAGAATCATCTAGAATAGGTAAACGCATTTGGGTTAAACGTAATCTACCAGGTGTTAAACTTATTTTAGCAAATGCTTATGATAAACAGAATTATTCTGGAGAAAATCAGATACTTATTGACGATAGAGAGAAGAATATAGAACAATGGAGAAGCAAAGGTGGTATAGGTATATTCCACACTTCAGCTGCGGATACTATTAAACAATTAAAAGAATTAGGACTGTAATGAAAAAGTCAGAGTTAAAGCAAATCATTAAAGAAGAAATTTCTAGAGTATTAAAAGAATCTATTATAAATGATTTTAAAAAAGATGTTGAAGAAGCAGGTGCAAAATATGCTTCTATTAGTAGTGATGGGGACAACAGAATTAAAATTTATTTAGATAATGAACCTAATAAAGAAAAAAATATAATTAATAAAGTAGTTAGAAATAAATATATCGATAAGCTAACTAAAATACGCTCCGAAGAAGATATAATGATATTTAAAATAAAATAATATGAGTAAATACAGTTTAGTAAAACTGATGGAAAATGATGGTGAGGAAGATGGTAACTTTTCTTTAGGTAAAGTATCATATGACTTAGTATTAACACCTGAAGGTTCAGTAGATGATACTATAAAAGCATTAGAAGATATATCTAATTATGGTATGTATGCTTCTAATATTCGTAACACAGCTACCAATAAAGCCACTATTAATAAAGCAGTAGAAGATCATTTTGGTCCTAACATCCCAGCTAAAAAGAAAGCTTTAGAAAAACAAAGAGGTGTTCCATTTCCACCTAAAACTAAACAAGCTATAGATGATTTTATTAAACAATTTTCATCTAAACCACAGTTATTATCATATATCGCTAAAGGTAATTCACTTGTTTTTCCACAAAAAGACAACCCAACAAAAGATTTAACTAAAAAGATTATTAAAACTGTACTAGATAACGCTGGTATAGGATTTAAGTTATCAGAAAAAGAAGCAATGTAAGTTATGGCAGATAATGTTTTAAAAAAAGATTTTAAGGAAAAAGATGTTCAACGTTTACGTAACTTAGTACAAGGTAAGTACGGTGAAAAAACAACTGTAGGTACAGGTTACACCAAACAAAAAGAATTTCATGAAGAAGGAGATGTTTGGGAAGAAGATGGTCGACAATGGACAATAAAAAATGGTATTAAACAGAATATAACAAGATTAGACTCCGCTAAGGAGTCTATTCACTTGCCTTTATTCTGCCCTTGTTGTAGTGGATTAATGAAAAATCAAAATGATAAGTTATTTTATTTACAATATAAAAGATGTTTTAATTGTCAAGTAGATTTTGAAGTTGATCTTAGAAAGAAAGGATTATTAGAAGAATACGAAAAATTTGTCACTAATTCTGATATTGATGGAATAATACATGAATTTAATATTTGGATTGATGAAGAAATAAATACATCTAATGAGTCTTTTATCACTGAAGCTGGTGATGTAGAGCGTTGGGTAGGTTCCTCAAAGAAAAAGTTATTGGAAAGTAAAGAAGAAACTATTAAATACTTACAAAGCTTAAAAAAATGATTATGGAATTATTAGTACCTATTGTGATAGCTATTATTACATCTGTAGTTGGTCCCGCTATAGTTGAATGGGTTAAAAAAAGAAGAGAAAATAAACCTAAGGACCCATTAGGAGATGCTATACAACATAACGAAGTTATTGAACAACAACTTGATGCTATGTTAAATGAGCTAGATTGTAATCAAATCTATATAGCTCAATTCCACAATGGTGGACATTTTTACCCTACAGGTAAATCTATTCAAAAATTTTCTATATTCTATGAGGTAACTACTCCAGATGCCCCATCAATAAAAGGTATTTTTCAAAATATTCCAGCGTCCTTATTTAGCAAACCTTTAGCTTTATTATATGAGAAAGGAGAGATAGCTGTTGAAGATACAATAACTATGAGTGCTGATTTAGGGTTAGAATCATTTTGTCCTAATCATACTTATAAATCTGTTTATCTATTAACACTAACTGATTTAGATGGTAGAATTATAGGTGTAATGGGAATATATTACACTGAGCGTAAACATAAAATAACTAAAGATGAATGGATATTTATACGCCAGAAAATAGGTGCTATAGGTAATCTATTAAGTAATTATTTAAATAATAAAAAGAATTAAAATGGAATTTGCTACATTAATATCATATTTACTTCACTCAAGAACTCAAACTCATATCTTTCACTGGCAAACAACATCGTTTGCTGAACATACTGCTTTACAATTATATTATGAAGGTATTGTACCTTTAATTGACGGACTAGTAGAATCATATCAAGGTAAAAATGGTATAGTGACAGGTTATTCTAATTATAAATTAGTTGAATATAAAGGCAATGGTCAAACAATAGCTTATCTAGAACAGTTATGTAGTGCGGTAGATCAAACATTTAATTCAATTGAAGACACTTATATACAAAATCAATTGGATACTATAACTGAATTGATTAAATCAACTATTTACAAACTAAAAAACTTAAACTAACATGGCGTTTAAATACAAACTTAAAGAGGTAACCCCTGCGGACATTGAAAAAGCAGCTGATACTGTCGGTCCAGATGTAATGAAAAGAGTAGCCTCTAAACAACTAAATTATAAAACTTTCAAAGACTTAGAACAAATTTTAGGTCAAGCAGGTATTGAACAAGGTAAAATAGATAAAATTCTTGATATGTGGGCTGAACGACCATTATTTGTTAACCCAAATGAAGGTAAAGAAGAGCCAATTCAAACATTTTTAGATAAAAAATTAGCTCAGTGGAATGCTGAAAACCCAGATTATGATCCTAATGCTAAAAATACTTTTAAAGATAAAATAAAAGAAGTTATTGCTAAACGTATTAAAAAAGAGCGTGGTACTTCACATTCTTGATCAAAAATCATATATTTATAATAAACATTTAAATGAAAACTACTAAACTAAAATCACTAATAGAAACTATAATCAGAGAAGAGTTTGTTTCTGAAAAGAAAAAAGCTAAAAAATCTGAAGATATTGATATTGACATTGATATGCCTGCTGATGAACCTGCCGCTGAAGAAGCACCAGTAGAAGAACCAGCAATGGATATTGAACCAGATATGGCTGGTAGTGATTCAATAGAAAAACAAGTAGGTAAAGGCCTGCAAATGGCTTTAGACGCTGCTAAACAATTACCAGACAACGAAAATAAAAGTAAACTAATAAGACAAATCGGAAACACTGCTTTATTCTTCTTGAAGACTCAAATCCCAGGAACCGGAGAGCAGATGTAATTTTATATTAACTAAATAAATAAATAAAATCTATGAACACTCAAGAGTTATTTGAAAATTTGAACGGTTTATGGGAAACTTTTACAGTTAACCATTCTAAGAAAAGCAAAGCCGCTCATGGTCGTGCACGTAAAGCACTTAGCGAAATTAAGAAAGCTGTAAGCGACTACCGTAAAGCTTCTATCGCTGAGGACAGAGCAGAGAAGTAATTTACAAAATTATTGATAAGTTAAGGGGCGGAAGCCCCTTACTTTTTATATTTATAGTCATGCCATACGAAAGAAAAGGAAAATGTATCTATAATAAAGAAACAGGCGAGAAAAAAGGCTGTTCTAGTTCAATAGGTAAAGCTAAAGCCTATATGAGAGCATTATATGCTTCTGAAAAAGGTAATATGACTGAGGAAGCATCTAAAGCAACTCAAGCTATTTTAGATCGAGCAGAAGATATTTATCAAGCGATGAAAAAGTCAGCTGGTAAGAAAGCTGTTTCAAGATACGGAGCAGACGCTGAAGATGTTTTACGTGGCAGAGCAATGAATATAGCTAAAAAACAAGTCAAAATGAGCAACGAAGAAAAATTAAAAGAAATCATTAAGAAAAAATTAGCCACACCTCCAGTTGATGAGAAAAAAAGCTTTCCTGATTTAACAGGTGATGGTAAAGTAACTAAAGCTGATATTTTAAAAGGACGTGGAGTTGAATTAAAAGAAGAAGCTGATTACGAAGGTGAAATGGCTAAATCTGAATTATATCGTATCATTGAAAATGCTGAGGAGTTATTCCAGATGTTAGATGATGATACTCAACTAGAAGGATGGGTTCAAAGTAAAATAACTAAAGCCGCTGACTACTTAAACTCAGTTACTCAATACTTAAAATATCAATCTGTTAAATCAGGTGTTGATGAAGATTTATATAGCTTAGACAAATAATTATGGCAACAAAAGAGGAACTTAAAAATAAAATTGAAACTATAGCTAAACGTGTCTATGCATCTAAAATTAAAAATGATACATTAGACACAGAGGAAGATACTTTAGGTGTTTCACCTGACGATGTTCAGTTAGATAAAGAATTATTTCCTATTTTAACTAAGTTTCCTACATTAAAACATGTAGTTATTAATCTTCTGACAAAACAATATGAAGATTTTATTTCAGATATATATTGGGTAGCTCCTCGCCCTACAACATTTAAAATATTATTAGCTAACGGACAATATTTTTATTTAATATATACTGAACGTTCTTGGATAGCTCAAGTAGAAGGTAAAAAATATTATTTACTAAATATAGCTGAAGAAGAACGTGCTGCTGAATCTATATCTCGTATATTAATGTATGGTGGAGGTTCAGAACCAGATAAAGAAGCCCCAACTAATACAGTACCAATAGGAGGCGAAACACCAGCAGATGAAACTGTACCTGAAACACCAGTAGGTGGAGAAGAAACACCACCAGCAGAAGCAACTCCAACAGAAGAAGTACCAGAAGAATTACCAGCTTAATATGAATATATTTGAAAAATTTTTAAATGATATTTCCTATAAGTTTCCTAAGGGATATCCTGACATGAATAATGAACATGATATTTCTTTGCTTGAATCATTAGTAAGTGAGGTGTTAGATGAGGCTTTTACTATTTTTCCTAAATCTGAAGATGAAATAGAAAATCCAAAAATACAACAATTATTTTCTATTATAAAATCATACTCTGGATTATCTTTAGAAGATCCAATTGTATTAGATTCTAATTCTCCTAACACAGTTAAAATATCTCGCTTATTACAAAGAGATCCTAAATTTATTACTTTCTTATCAGATAAATTAAATATTAAATTAAATAATTTTAGTGGAGGAAAATGGGAAGGTATAACTATTAAATGGGGTGAAGGTTCTAGAGGTGGAAGAGGTATTAAATCTAAAGGAATAGGATTTGAAGGAGAATTATTATCTGATTTAGAAACACTTCGTGACAATGGTATTGAACAATCTACCTTAGATCAATTTAAATACCCAGATCTAATAATTGAAATTTCAAAAGAATTAGATCTTAAACAAGGTAATTTTGATGTTAAATCTGAAGGAGAAAAAAATCAATCTCGTCCTTTAACATTTGAAGGTGGTAATCCAGTGATAAAATTTTCAAATGTAACCGCCGCAGCTACTTTAACTGATATTACTATAATTAAAGATTCTAAAAATTATTATATCTCAGCTAAATTTGGTTCTACTCTAACATTCTTTAACTCAGGAATTACTAAAATTTTACCAGCTAAAGAAATAAAAGAAGGTGAAATTAAAAATCAAGATGGTAAATTATTACTAGAAACTTTAGGTGTTGATAATAAAACATTTTGTAAAGTATTTAATGACTACCCAGATGCAGATTTTTCAAATATAAATGGTCCTACAACTAAATATAATTCTTCTAAACTTAAAAACTTAATTAAATCTGGTATAGGTGAAGGATATTACATGGTTAAAGCTGGCGGTAAAGGACATGAGTTTTTTAAAATAGACTCTAAATATGCTAATTTGTCCTCTGATATTACAGATGCAGTTAATGTATATTATGGTGGAATAGGAGGAACAGGAAAAAGAATTGACATAACTTTTGAATCAGCTTTATATAAATTTAAACTTAATATAAGAAATAAAGGTGGTGAGTTATATCCTACTCATATAATGTGTGACTACATTAAAAAATAAATTTATGAAACAGCAACTAATTGAAATATTAAAACAGGTTCTTAAAGAACAACCTAAACAAGATTGTGGATGTGGTTGTGATGGAGACTGTAGCAAACCAGTGCGTTTAAATGAATCAAAACAATATGACGCCCCAATCTCTGAAGGACTAAGATACCACATAGATAACAAACTTAACTTACAAGAAAGCATATATCGTCCTGGCTCTAAAGCACATATAGAGTTAATCCACGAGGCAAGATTACTTTGGAAACAAGGAGTGATTAATCTATCAGGTATTGACCAACAATTATTTGAAAACACAGATTTAGGTAAATTTGGAATTTATGAATCTGAAGTAGTACCACTTGACTTCCCAATTATGATTCATGAAAATTTAACTGAGGAAGAAATAGAAGAAGAAAAGAAACAACCTGCTTTAGGAAAACCAAAACGTGGTGGTTCTAAAAAGTTTTATGTTTATGTTAAGGACCCTAAAACCAAACGTATTAAAAAAGTATCATTTGGTATGGCAGGTGGTGGATTAAGAGCAAAACTTAATAATTCAAAAGCCAGAGCAGCGTTCTCTAAACGTCATAATTGCCCACAAAAGAAAGATAGAACAAAAGCTAGTTATTGGTCATGTCGTCTTCCAAGATACGCGCGTCTGTTAGGGTTCAAAACCACTTTTAGCGGTTATTGGTAAACCCAATATATTTATTATTGCATGAAAACAATAATATATTATTTACATAGAGGAGACAAGGTCCCATTCTATGTTGGAAAAACTAAAAATCAACCTAATAAAAGAGAAAAATCTCATCAAAAAAGATTAAATGATTATTCTATTATATTAGAAGTAATAGATAAAGTAGATGATTGGAGATATTGGGAAAAACATTATATAACTCTTTTTAAAAATTTAGGTCATATATTGATTAATCAAAATTCTGGAGGAGGTGGTCCTGAGGTAGTTAAAGATTCTACTAAACAAAAAATTAGCCAAGCTAATAAAGGTACAATCCATCCTATAGAAGGTAGATTAGCGGCTAGTCAAAAATTAAAAGGACGTAAACTTTCTCCTGAACAAGTTGAAAAAATTCGTTTAGCCAAAACAGGTAAACCTAATCCTAAAAAAGGTAAATCTGATGGTCCTAAACCTAATGTATCTAAAGCTCATAAGGGTAGAGTAAGTCCTAATAAAGGAAAAGGCAACCATGTAGCTTTATATAAAACATCAGGCGAATATGTTAAAACATACCCTAGTTACTATGATTTAGCTCTTGACTTGCAAATCAACCCAGAAACAGTAAGATGTCAACTTATTGGGAAAGCTCAAACTATTAAAAATAAACAATATAGAGCCCAATATGTATAACAAATTATCATTATGAAAAAATCAGAACTAAAGCAACTAATTAAAGAAGAAATAGCAAAGGTGTTAATAGAAGGATTTCAAGGAGATGATCCTGAAGGAGATGGATTAAGTGGATTTAGAGGAGCAGGGCAAACCAATAAAAGAGATGGATTAAGTGGATTTAGAGGTAATTTTACAAATAGTGAAAAATCAGATCCTGAATTTGAGTTAATGCAAAAAAATAGACAAGACCGATTAAAATATTCACTTGAAGGAGTAAGAGGATTCATCAAAGGTATAACATTAGATAATAACCCATATAGAACAGGAACATTTGAGTATGATTGGTGGAAAAAAGGATGGGAAGAAGCAGAATTAGCTTCTATAAAAAGATATAACAAAAAATAATATGAAACTAACAGATATACTCAAGCAAATTCTTGAAGAGCAAAAGAAAAAAGCAGATCGTTGTAAACGTATTGCTGATCGTAAATACGATAAACCTTCTGCTTATAAATCAGGCTCTATTGTCAGATGCCGTCAAGGTAAAATCTGGAAAGATTTAAAAGAAGAAGAATTAACTGAGGATGAATCACTCCATAAATGGTTCAAACGTAAAGGTGCACCTGGTAAAGAAGGTGGTTGGGTAGATTGTAATACTTGTAGAAATGGCAAATGTAAACCTTGTGGTAGAAAAAAAGGTGAAAAACGCGCTAAATACCCTTCTTGTCGTCCAACACCATCTCAATGTAAGACAAAAGGTAAAGGTAAAAAATGGGGTAAAACAAAATGATAAAACTAACTGATTTACTAAAAGAAAATGGAGAAAAATATCCTCCATATATGTTCTCTCCTATAGGATTTGGATGTCATGTATGTGAATATTATTATAAAGATAAAAATAAACATATGTGTAGTAACAAAGAGTATCAAAAATATATGGGTACTAATGAGTTAATTGATCCTAAAACTAAAGAACAAATCAAAGATCCATCAAAATGGTGTAGTAACTGGTTTGAGCCTAAATGAAACCTTACACAGATTTAGAAATAACAGACAAATATATAATTCGAGAGTTTAATGAAAACATTGATCCTCTTGAATTACTTTGGCATCGTGATTTAGAGAATCGTACTGTAGAAATAATAGGAGAAACAGATTGGAAAGTACAACTTGAAGACCAATTACCAACTTCTATGAATAAACCCATATTTATATCAAAAGGACAATGGCATCGTCTTATTAAAGGCACTACAGGAACATTAAAATTAAAGATATATAAGTCGTGAAGAATATTTATAAATTAATAGAACATTTAGTAGAAAATTGGCAAAACAATTTGTTTGAGGCTTTATCTCCAAATGTTAAACAACAACTAATAAAGAAATTTAAACAAGAAGCTGATGACTATAATGTTGAGATTACTGATAAACAATTAAGTGATTATATTGATTTCTTTGATTCTAAATTAAAAAATAATCCTAATATCACAAAAAAAGATTTAAATCAATATTCATTACAATCTTTAATTAAACTTGTATCTTCATATAAAGGTTCAACTGAAGAAGAGACAGAAGAAACAGAAATTACTCCTGATGTTGTTTATAATGAAAATGGTCTTATTATTTACAATGGTAGTAATGAAGCAAACTGTTTAAATTTTGGTAAAGGAGAAAAATGGTGTATCACTAGAGGATCATTTGCTACTTATCGTTATGATTCAAATAGAAAAAACCCAACATTCTATTTAGTAAAAGATACAAATCTACCACCCAATGATAGAAAAAGTTTCTTTGTTGTTGTGGTTGGTAGTGATAACACATATAAAGTATCAGACCGTTCAAATAATGATGTAGGTGGAAGACAAACAGAATGGGATAGATGGGAACCATGGTCATTTGTAGAACAAAACTTCCCTTCAATACGTGGGTTACAAAGAATATTCAAATATATTCCTATATCTAAATCAGAAAAATTAAGTCAAGAATATAAGAATAAAGCTATAACAGTAGGAGAATGGCTTAAAGCCCCATACTCATTTAAAGAGCAATATCTTGTAGTTAGAAAAGGACAACAAATATTTTCAGATATAAATAATCAAAATTTTGTAGCTAAGGTATTACCTAAATTACCTCAGATAACTGAAATGATAGCTGAGAATTATGGGTATATAAATATAGATACTTTACTACAAGAATTTGATTCTTTTGCTCCTAAGTATCAAAAATCAATTATAGCTAACGCTTCTAGATTTACTAAAGTTAACTCTAATATTATAGAGTCAGATATTTATCCTTGGTCTGCTAAAAAAGCAGTAGTAAAAGGTAATTTAATACAAATACCAAATGATGAAAGATATACTGTAACTGAGGATGAAAAAGCTATAGTTAGACTAAAATTTAAGGGTGAAGATATAAAAATGGGTATTTTTACAGAAAATGAATCTTACCCAAATGTAAAAATAAATGAAAGAACAGGTAAAATTTTAGCATATTATCCTGAATCTGAGTTAAGTAAAATCCCATTTGAAACTATAGTTAAATTAGTATCAGATAATATTTTACCTAAAAGTAAATTAAATAAAATTTTAGAAAAAGCTAAAACAGATCCAAACTCTGGTATAATACTTAAAGATACAGATGAAGGTCAAATATTACTTGATTCAAATACTTTTAAAGCTTATAAGTACGAAGATGATAAATTTAAACTTATACCTTTTGAAGACGACTCAGTACAAAGTATATTAACAAACGAGGAAGGCAATAATAGTTTCCAAGATGGTGTAGTAAGATTATTATCACAATTTATAAGCATTAATAATGTATCTATATCAAATATAATTCCTATTGTTAATTCTACTCCTTACAATAAAAGAATAATAGTTCGTAATGGTGATAGTTATGTTCTTTTAGCTGTACCTGAAAATAATAGTATACAAGCTTGGGAATCAAATGAACCTTTAACAAATATATACCCTGAAAAAGCATGGTTAAGTGATGGAAGATTTATTGGTTCTACAAAAGCAGTCTCAGAATCATGGAAAGTATTTTTTGAATATTTAAGAAGTCAAAATTTAGCTTACAACACTAACCAATTATTAGATGTACTTCAGAGCACATATTATACTGGTGAAAGATTTGCTAAAGCTAACCCACCATTAACTGAGGATAATATTTATAAAATAGTTGAATATGAGGGAGTAGTATATCTTGTAAATAAAGCTAACTCTAGAGAAAGTAGAAAAATATCTCCTAATAGTGGAAAAGTAATTAGAGCTAGCATAGCACCTAATTTAGCTGCTAGAATGTTAGGAGTTGAACCTCCTGCTAGACCTGCGGCCGCCGCTGGTAGAAGAGGAAGAACAGCAGGTACTACTAGACAAGCAGAACCAGCAGCTGCTCCAGCTCAAGGTGGAGGTCAAGATACTATAGATTTACTTACTCAAGCTGGATTAACTACTGGATTTGACGCTTTACCAACAGGTGTAAGAAACAGATTAATAAATGGAAGTGTGACCCCAGTTAATACTGATAGAGGAGCTACTCGTAGAAATGGTGCTCTAGGAACTAGAGGTAGAGTAACAGGTGTTATTACAGCTGGACAAAGTAAATTTTATGTTATTCGTTTAGCTAGTGGTACTACAATAGGTTCAGTAGCTATGCAACCTGATGCTCGACATTATGTTGTGACTGCTCAAACCGCATTCTCTATACCTAACGCTAACGCTTTAATAAGTGCTTTACAACAACGTAACTTAGCTGAGGAAATGAAAACGCCATTAGTACACTTACACGCTTTAGCTTCGCCTCAAGATTTAGAAGAAATAAAACATAAATTAAAATCATTTTCTAATAGAGGAATGTTAAAAGAAGAATCAACTCAATACAATATTGAAGGAACACTTCTTACTAACACTGAAGAACGTCCTCAAAAAGACATATTATCCGATATTCGCTCATTACCAGGTATAACAATTGTGTCTTCTAAAGATATTAATCCAGAAGATACAGCTTTTAATAACCCAAATTATTATACTATACTTAAAATTAAAGTAGATCCTCATCCTTTTACTTCAGGATTTAAAGATGAAGATTTACAGCAATTGTTTACAGACATTAGAGCAATTAAAGGTGTAAGAAATTTCAAATTAACACAAAGTATAGAAAAGAAAACAGTTTAATAAAACCCAATATATTTATATACAAATACAAATCAACCCAATGGATAAAATAGAAAAAATACGTTCAATTATACGTGAGTCAATTCAAGACTATATTAAAGAAATTGACTCAGCAGGTACTACTGCTATGTATGAAGCTAAAATGAAAGCTTGTGATGAAGCAATCGAGAAAAGAATGAAAAAAATCGAAATGGCTGAGTCATTAGAAGAAATGCAAGGTATGTTTGATGAGTCTAAAATGAAAGACCTTAAAACAGAAATTAAAGCATTAGAAAAACAAAAAGCCAAATATGGTAAAATGCTTGAAAAGCTTAACAAAGGCAAAGAAGTAGTAACTGAAGAACCAATGGAAGAAACACCTGTTGAAGAATCTGATATCACAGCTGAAATGACCGATGATACTATGACTGAAGGTAAGAAGAAAAAAGATAAGAAAGACGAAAAAGAAATGATGAATGAGTCATTCTTAAAAATGCAAAAATTAGCAGGTATTATCACTGAAGCTCAGTATAATCAGAAAAAAACCTTAGTTGAAAATGAAAACATGACTATAGCTGATTTTTTAAATGCTAATATTGAAGAATTTAAACAAAAAATAGCTAATCCTGGCTCATCTTTTGAAATTATGGGGGATGCTAAAGTAGCAACAGCTGGAAAAGGTGAAAAGGGTATAGATGTTTCTTTTGATAAAGAACACATGCTTAAACTTTTCCCAAAAAATGATCCATATAACCAAGTTGAAGAAGTAGAAATAGCTGGTAAAAAAGTATATTATAATAATTATTTATAAATAATGTATAGACAGATTCATAGCCTGTCGATTTAAACAAATATTACATGGAGCTGTGGCCCAATCCTAAAGATTGGGCCTTCTCTATGCTAGTTTGGCTTTAAAATATTTTTTATTATATTATAATTAAATGAGAAGAATGAATAAGAAAATAGTTATTGTAGGTGCCGGAGTAGCGGGTATAAATGCAGCTACTACATTAGTCGATAAAGGCTACCCAGGTGAGCTTATCACCATTATAGACAAAGGTAACGATCCATTTGAACGTAAACCTGAGGAAGTAATGACAGGTATGTTAGGAGCAGGTGGATGGAGTGATGGTAAATTAACTTATCATACGGCAATTGGAGGTCAATTGTCTAAGTATTGTGGTGAAGAAAAAGCAATGAAATTGATGAAACAAGTAGTAGATAACTTTACTCGTTTTCACCCTAAACCAGAAGAAATATTTTGCTCTGATCCACAAGCAGAACCTGATTTTATTAAACCACATTTTGGTTTGAGACTATTTCCTGTATGGCATATTGGTTCAAACTATCTACATGAAATCGCTATCAATTGGTACAATTATCTAGTTGATAAAGGTGTTAAATTTATGTGGGAAACTGAGGTAACAAATATAAATTTTGATGAACAATCAGTTGAATTTAAAATTGATTTAAAAATACCTTTCCCTAATACATCACATGGTTATGAATTTTATGATAAACTAATATTTGCAGTAGGTAAATCAGGTATTGATTTTGCTCAATCACTCTCAGACAATTACCAATTACCTACAGAACCTAAATCAGTACAAATTGGAGTACGTTTTGAAGCACCACAAAAATACTTCCAAAAACTAATTGATATCAGTTATGATTTTAAATTGTATCAAAAGTTTGATAAGGTATCGTTACGTTCATTCTGTACTAATAATAACGCGGCTTACGTAGCAGTAGAGGAAACATATGGTGATATCACTTACAATGGTCACGCTAAGAAAGGTGAACAATTTAGAAACGATATGACTAATTTTGGCATCTTGATGGAAATTAAAGGTATTGAAAATCCATTTGAGTGGTCTAGAGAAGTTGTTCAAAAGTGTCAAATAAACGGTAAAGGATTATATTACTCACCATCTAGAAAAGTATCAACAACTTCTGAAGGTAATGAAGTATCAGCTACTCAAATTATAGATTTATTTCCTGTAAGATCAGCTATGGGAAAATATTTTAACTATATTGAAGATTTTATTGACCAAATGAATGAAGTATTTGAATTTGGTGATGATTGGGGTGTGTATATTCCTGAAGTAAAATATTTGTCTCCTGAACCACTAGTGAACTATAATGATTTAGCATTAGTAGAATATGAAAATGTTCATTTTGTTGGTGATGCGTTGAGTGCTAGAGGAATTACAGTATCCGGTGCTCATGGTATATATGTAGCTGAAAGTTTAATTTAAGATTTTTAACATATTCAAAAATGAAAGCTTGGCCTCGCCAGGCTTTCTTGTTATATTTAAATATAAATTATAAAGCATGTCAGCATTACACGACGATCTTAGTAGAATTGGTAAGTTATTAATGTTTAAAGAACCGTTTTATGGTGTGTTTTTGTCTACTCTTAACAAAGTAGAACGTAAAGATGTACCAACAGCTGGTGTTTGTAAAAACAATATTAACTATCAATTAGCAGTTAACAAAGAATTTTGGGATTCTTTGAAAGGAGACAACAATAAAATCGGTCTTTTAAAACATGAGTTGTTACACATATGTTTCAACCACTTAGAAGACCGTGAAAAATTTGATGATCATGAATTGCATAATGTAGCGGCGGATATTGAAATTAATCAGTATATTGATCCTGCATTTTATCCAACAGATGATATTCTTTTACCAACAACGTTCCCAGAGTTGAATTTGCCTCTTAAAGCTGGTACTAGAATGTATTATGATTTGTTAAAACAAGCTCAGAAAAATGGTACTAGTCCTAAATTAAATGCATTACTAGATGCTTTAAAAGGAGGTAAAGGTCTACATCCAACATGGGAAGAATTTGAAAGTTTAACTGACGCTGAAAAGAAATTAGTAGCTAATCAGATTAAACATCAAATTAAAGAAATTGTTGAATCTAATAAAGAAAAAGGACGTGGATTTATTCCATCAGAGTTAGAGTCAATGATTAATGAATTGTTTGAAGTTGTACCACCTTCATATGATTGGAAGTCATATTTTAGACGTTTCTTTGGTACTTCAAATAAAATTTACACTAAGAAAACACGTAGAAAATTAAACAGACGTTTTCCAGGTAACCCAGCTCTTAAAATTAAGACTAAAAAACATGTTTTAGTTGGTATAGATACATCTGGTTCTGTTAGTGACGCAGATCTATTAGAATTCTTCAGTGAAATTTATCATATGTGGAAAACAGGTATTAAAATTACTATCGCTGAATGTGATGCTACTATTCATAGAACTTGGGAATATGATGGAGACATGCCTGAATCAGTACGTGGTAGAGGTGGTACTAATATGAATCCAATTATTGAATATTTTAATGACCAACGTCATTTTAGTAGTTTGATTATTCTAACAGATGGTTTCATCGGTGATAGAACAGTACGTAGTTATAAACCAACAATGATGGTTTTATGTAAAAAAGGAGCTGATGTTGAAGAAGTTCAAAGCAGTTGGGGTCATACAATCAAAATTCAATATTAATTTGGCCTCTCAAAAATTAAACGTTATATTAAAATAAAATAAATAGGTTATAAAATGGCTAAAAAAGCAACTAAAAGTACTGCTTCACGTCAAGTAGATTTGAACGTTAAAGAAGCAAAAGAATTCTTAAAACACATTATTGATAACAATCGTTATCTACAAAAAACAAACAAACCACCTGTAGCTGTTGAAGTAGTTGGTGATTCAGGTATTGGTAAAACATCAACTATTGTTCAATTAGCAAAAGAATTGGATTTGAATTTTGTTAAGTTGAACTTAGCCCAAATTGAGGAATTGGGTGACTTGGTAGGATTTCCAATTCGTCAGTTTGAAGTAACTAAAGATGAATCAAAAGTATGGATTGATGAACATGCTGTTGATGAATATACACGTTTAGGTTTCAAATTTACTGGCAAAAACCGAATGAGTTACTGTCCACCTGAATGGATTAGTGGTAAATCAACTGGAGGTATTTTGCTTTTGGATGACTGGAACCGCGCTGATATTCGATTCATTCAAGCTGTCATGGAATTAATTGACCGCCAACAATATATCAGTTGGGAACTACCTAAAGATTGGCATATCATTCTTACAAGTAATCCTGATAATGGTGATTATTTGGTAAATAGTATTGACAACGCTCAAAAAACACGATTTATTTCAGTTAATTTGAAATTTGATATTAACTGTTGGAGTGAGTGGGCTGAGAATGCTCAAGTAGATAGTCGTTGTATCAACTTCTTGTTGAAACATCCAGAGTTAGTTACTACAAATACTAACTCACGAAGTATCACTACGTTCTTCAATTCAATTTCATCACTTGATTCATTTGAAACTACATTACCTTTGATTCAGATGATTGGTGAAGGTAGTGTTGGTGGTGAGTTCTCAACTTTGTTCACAATGTTTATTAATAACCGTTTGGACAAGATTATTTCACCACAAACTATTTTAACTCATGAAAGTGATGATTATGTAGTTAGTCAATTGAAAAGTACAATTGGTAAAGATGATAAATATCGCGCTGACTTAGCGTCAATTATCTCACAACGTATTGTTAACTATAGTTTATTTTATGCTAAACATAATAAAATTGAAAAACCAATTATTGATCGTTTAGCAATGTTAATGAATGAAGAATTGTTTGCTGTGGATTTAAAATACAAAATTGTAAAAGAAATTTACAATGGTGACACAGATAATTTCAGATCATTAATGTTGAACAAAACACTGTTGAAATTTTTAACTAAATAATCATGGAAGATATAGTTAAGCAATTAGTTGAGAAAAAAGTAAGTTTTACTGAACTAAATTTTCGTACTAGTACTGATCATAAAGGTGTAACCAATAGTGCTTTTTATAGATATTATTTATATAAGAGTATATTTATCCCACAAAGCGTAGCTCTCGAATATCGAGAGTTACGCAACAAATGGAAAAATAATACTTTAAAAACTAATACTAAAGTATATTCTACTCAGTTATCTCAATTGCCTTCTTTTAAATTAAAGAATCATATTGAAGAAAATAAATTAGATATTACATTTGGTCGTAAATGGAGAGAAATAGATACTGTTATTATTGGTGATAACTTTATTGAGGAAATGTTTAGGATTAAAAATGCTCTCACAAATCAATATTATGTTATTCCTACAACTATTTTAAAGAAAAACTTTAGAAAGTATATGCATAAAGGAAATTCACATTGGAGTGAGGTTAATGAAGAATATGTTTTAATTAAACCAGATGATTTGGAGAAAGCAATTCAAATTGATTCTAATTTTAGTGGTTTAAAATCTAGATGCCCATTAATTAATGGAGCTATAATATTTAATGGTCATGGTAATTCTAAAGCATTTTCTCAGTATGAGTTTTTTATGAATTTACCACAAAATATCAGAGATTGGGATCTAGAAGTTGTGTATGATGATGTACTTGGAGAAGAAGTAAATAAAGGTATGTCATTAGATATTGATATATTCTCAAATCTATTAACTATGGTTGATAGTGAGGATAAAGAAAACATGAATATGGTTAAGGAGATCATGGCTAATTCAGAATATGAAAGTTCAGAACCATATCTTTCTTATATCTTTAATGTACACCCTAAATTGAAAGTAGTTAATGGTAACAACAATTATAAGTTTTTGATAAAAAAACTAGAAAAATTCAAAATAGGCTCACGTTATGATAAATGTACTGTTGATGAAATAATTGCTGGTTTAACTAAAGTTGCTCCTCAATATGGTGGTATTTATGCTCAATGTTTAAAAGCTCATCTTAACCATATGATGGGAGGAGAAGTAATTAAAGAGATAATAGTATAGTAATATTTATGATAAATAAATCATAGATGGCTAGAATAGTACTTTTAAGTTGCACTAAATCAAAGATAGATCGTACGGCTCCTGCACAGGAGCTGTATTCTGCTTCCCCAATGTTCCAAAAAACTTTAGAGTATGGAAAAAAACTAAAGCCAGATAAGATGTTTATTCTATCTGCTAAGCATCACTTGGTACCTTTAACTAAAGAGTTAGCTCCATACGACAAAACTCTTAAAGAAATGCCTAAAGATGAGAAAGAAAAATGGGGTGAGGAAACAGTAAAACAAATGAAATCAGCGGGTATAAACCCAGAAAAAGACAAATTCATATTCCTCACCGGCAGCGAGTATCTAAAGCCTTTAACCAAATATATCCCAGAAGAAAACATGGAAACACCTATGGAGGGAAAACGATTTGGACAGCGTTTAAAGTGGTTAAACAGTCAGTTAAATGAGATATTTACTAAATTAAAAAATATTATATATGAAGTTCTCAAAAAGTAAAATAAACGAATATATCCAGTTATATTTAAATGATTTAGAAGATTATGGTGATGAGAGTGTGGATTTATTAACAGAAAAACTAACTCTTCATAACTTTAGTCAACTTTTAGTTGAGTCTCACCAAGATGTTCCGTCATTATTACGTGAAGCTATCACCAAATCAGGTGAAGAACAACGAAAAGTATATGAAAATTTCTTAGAATATTTGGAAAATATATAACTTTTTATTTGGCTTTACAAGGTTTTGATGTTATATTCAAATATAAAATAAAAAACATATGGGTATTGATCAAACATTACAAGTAAAGCGTTTTAAGTCACCAGACGGAACAGTACGTTACATGAAAGATGGTAAATTACACAATTGGGAAGGTCCAGCTGTGATTCATCCGGATGGAAAAGAAGAATATTTTATTAATGGGTTTGCACATACTAAGGATGAGTGGAAGAAAGCTAAAAAATCAGGTGATGGATTGCCTTGGTACAAAAGTGGAGCTGCTAAACAGCGATTCTAATTATATATGGAATATTTATAAATAAAAACATAAAACAATGAATGAAGAATTTAAAAAAATGCAGAAAATAGCTGGTTTAATTACAGAATCAGAATATAAAGAAAACATAAATGAAAATATGGCTTCCCTTAGTCAAGAAATATATATGGATTTCTTAAATGAATTATTTAATGTTCTTGGTAATGGTGCTAACTCATATGATAATAGTACTTGGACTGCTAAAGAAGAAGAATTAGCGCGTGCTATTAATGGAGCTATAGAAGCTGCTAATATTGATCTTGTATAATTTTACAAACATATTTTAAATTAGGCTTGCAAATGCAGGCCTTTTTTATTACCTTATAAATAAAACAATATATGAAGATAGGATTTTGTGGTACAGTATCTGTAGGTAAAACAACATTAGTTAATGCTTTAAAAGAATTACCTGAATTTAAAGACTATTATTTTGCTACTGAGCGTAGTAAGTATTTACGTGATTTAGGTATTCCATTAAATACAGATAGTACATTAAAAGGTCAAACAATATTCTTAGCTGAACGTTGTTCTGAGTTGATGAGAGAAAATGTTATTACTGATAGAACAGTGATTGATGTTATAGCTTTTGCACATTGTGCTGAGTCTATTGAAGATAATGATAAAGAAGAGTTTATTAATTATGCTTCTGCTTTTATTCCTGAATATGATTATATATTTTATGTGTCACCTGTAGGAGTGCAAATTGAAAATAATGGAGTTAGAGAAACAAATGCTGATTATCGTGATTTAATTGATTTAACTATTAAACATGCTTGTAAAGAAGCATTACCATATATAACTAATTTTGGTATAATTTCTGGTACTACAGAACAAAGAATAGAACAAGTGAAATTTTATTTAGGGCTTTGATATTTATATCAAAACCCAAATACAAATGAAACGTTCAGATCTAAAAAAACAAATAGAAGAAGTAATCACTGAAATCTTAAGTGAAGTAGATATCGATAAAACTGCTGGAACGGTAGTAATGAAAAAAACTACTCCCCCTTCAGAAATTAAAAAAGTAACAGCTCAAGGTATTGATGTTGAGTTAAAAGAAACTGAAGATGACGAATTTGACGCACCTGAAAAAGAACCTTCAAAAGCAGAATTAAAGAAAATTGACAAAGAATTTAATTCAAGCAAATTTGCTAAAAAATTATCACCAGCTGACAAAGAACGTTTAGACAAAGTTGAAGCAGGTATAAAGAAAAAATTAGCTAATCCAACTAAAGATAATATCGCTATTGTTAAACAATTAATCAGCAAGCCTGAAATTAAAAAATTGTTCAAAGATGGTGGTAAAGACCTTAAAGCCTTGATATCAGATATCATAGGTTAATTTTAACTTAAAAAGGTTTTATGAGTCAAGACATTAAACAAATTATAAGGGAAGAATACTTGAAGTGTGCCCAAGACCCGGCGCACTTCATGAAAAAATACTGCTATATTCAACACCCTACTCGCGGTAGAATTCAATTTAACTTATACCCATTCCAGGAAAAAGTATTACGATTATGGAGAGATAATCCATATGACATAATACTTAAATCTCGTCAGTTAGGTATATCCACTTTAGTAGCTGGTTATTCATTATGGTTAATGCTGTTTCAAAAGGACAAAAACGTTCTTTGTATAGCCACTAAGCAAGAAACAGCTAAGAACATGGTAACGAAAGTTAAATTCATGTTTGAAAATCTTCCTTCATGGTTAAAAATACCAGCGGATGAAAATAATAAACTAACATTACGATTAAGTAATGGTTCTCAAGTTAAAGCAGTTTCAGCAGCAGGCGATGCAGGTCGATCAGAAGCAGTATCACTTCTAATTATAGACGAGGCCGCTTTCATTGATGGTGTAGAGGAAATATGGGCATCAGCTCAACAAACCTTAGCAACTGGTGGTGGAGCAATTGTATTATCTACTCCATATGGTACAGGAAACTGGTTCCATAAAACGTGGGTTAAAGCAGAATCTGGTGTAGTTGAAGAAGGAGTACCTAGTTTCTTACCAATAAAATTACCTTGGTATGTTCACCCTGAGCGAGATGAGAAATGGAGAAAAGCTCAAGACGGATTACTAGGTGATCCAAGATTAGCAGCACAAGAGTGTGACTGTGACTTTAATACTTCAGGTGATACTGTATTTTATAACGAACAAATAGAATATATTTCAGCAACTTCTCTTAAAGATCCCGTGGAGAGAAGGGGAGTTGATCGTAACTTATGGGTGTGGGAATCGCCAGATTATACTCGTAGTTACATGGTTGTTGCTGACGTAGCTAGAGGTGACGGTAAAGACTCATCTGCATGTCACGTAATTGATATTGAATCAAATACACAAGTAGCTGAGTATAAAGGACAGTTATCACCTCGTGAATTTGGTTATTTTTTATGTGGATTAGCTACAGAATATAACAATGCTATGTTAGTAGTTGAAAACGCAAATATGGGTTGGTCAACTATTGAAGCAATACAAGAAAGAGAATATAAAAACTTATATTATTCTACAAAAAGTGACGCGCTAACCGCTGAAAACTATTTAGATAGATCAGATGATCCATCAAAAATGGTACCAGGGTTTACAATGTCTTTAAAAACAAGACCACTTGTAATTAATAAGTTTAGAGAATACATAGGTGATAAAAGTGTTGTCATCAGATCTAAACGATTATTGGAAGAAATGAGAGTTTTTATATGGAAAAATGGTAGAGCTGAAGCTCAATCTGGTTATAATGATGATTTAGTTATGAGTATGGCAACAGCAATGTTTGTTCGTGATACAGCTTTAAAATTTAAGTCACAAAACATGGATTTAGCTCGAGCTGCTTTAAATAATATACAGGCAGTTCGCACTCAGCTTAATGGAGCTTATATGCCTAATATGAATCAAAATCCATATAATATCAATATAAACGGAAGAAATGAGGATTTGAGCTGGCTTTTGTGATATTTATAATAAATTTAAAATAATAGAATGGCTGATACAGGCATATTTTCAAGATTACAGAGATTATTCTCTACAGACGTCATAATTAGAAACGCTGGTGGTAACCAGTTAAAAGTTATGGACGTTAATAGTATCCAATCAACAGGAGAATTTAAAACAAATGCTTTAGTAGACAGATACAGTCGTATTTACTCAAGTAATACCACATCATTATATGGTTCACAATTAAATTTAAACTGGAGATACTTACGTACTCAAGTTTACTCAGATTATGATGCTATGGATACAGATGCTATTGTAGCTTCTGCTTTAGATATTATAGCTGATGAGTGTACTTTAAAAAATGATATGGGAGAAGTACTTCAAATTAGAAGTAGTGATGAAGATACACAAAAAATTCTATATAACTTATTCTATGATGTATTAAATATCGAATTTAACTTATGGAGTTGGATTCGTCAAATGTGTAAGTATGGAGATTTTTTCTTAAAACTAGAAATAGCTGAAAAATTCGGTGTGTATAATGTTATACCTTATACTGCTTACCATATAGCTAGAGAAGAAGGTATTGACCCTAAAAGTCCAGCTGAGGTAAGATATAGATACAGCCCAGATGGTTATAGTTCAGGTGTTACAGGTGGATATGGTGGTGTGAATGCTGCTTCTACTTATACTAAAGAAAAACAAGCAGGCACAATTTATTTTGATAATTATGAGATGGCTCACTTTAGATTAGTAGCTGACACTAATTATCTTCCTTATGGTCGTTCTTATCTAGAACCAGCACGTAAATTATTTAAACAATACATACTAATGGAAGACGCTATGTTAATCCATCGTATTGTTCGTGCCCCAGAAAAACGTATTTTCTATATCAATGTAGGTTCTATTCCACCAAACGAGGTAGAAAACTTCATGCAGAAGACTATCTCAACAATGAAGAGAACTCCATTTATTGATCCACAAACAGGTGAATATAATCTAAAATATAACTTACAAAACTCATTAGAAGATTTTTACATTCCAATGAGAGGTAATGACACAACAACTAAGATTGAGCCTACTAAAGGATTAGAATATACAGCTATTGATGACGTAGTTTATTTAAGAGATAAATTATTTGCTGCATTAAAAGTACCTAAAGCGTTCATGGGATATGAAAAAGACTTAACAGGTAAAGCAACTTTAGCAGCAGAAGATATTCGTTTTGCTCGTACAATTGATAGATTACAACGTATTGTTCTTTCAGAACTATATAAAATAGCTTTAGTTCACTTATATACTCAAGGTTACAGAAATGAAAATTTAACTAACTTTGAATTATCTTTAACTACACCTTCTATAATATACGATCAAGAAAGAGTGGCTTTAATGAAGGAAAAAGTGGATTTAGCTCGCAATATTATGGAAACTAAATTATTGCCAACAGATTGGATTTACGATAATATATTCCACTTAAGCGAGGATCAATTTGATGAATATAGAGCATTAATAGCCGAAGACCAAAAACGTACTTTCAGATTTAAACAAATTGAAAACGAAGGTAACGACCCACTTGAATCAGGTAAATCATATGGTACACCTCATGACTTAGCAGCATTATATGGTGCTGGAAGAAATGGAATAGGTGTTCCAGATGGATATGATAAAGATGCTCCTTTAGGTAGACCTGAAGAAAAATCGTCAAATATTAACACTCAAGGAAATGCTTTTGGTAGAGACAGATTAGGTAAACATGATATGAAAGTAGATGATACTGAAGGTCCAAGCTTAAAACCTAACTATAAAGGTGGTTCACCATTAGCTATGGAAAGTGCTAAAAAGAACTCTAGATTACTTGAATCATTAGACAAAAAACTAGTATTTAAGAAAGACGATTCTTCACTTTTAGATGAATCACAGATACGTGAATAACATTTTCATATATATTTATAGACAAAATAACGATTAGAATGACTATCAAACATTCGAAGTATAAAAATACCGGTATCCTTTTTGAACTGCTTGTGAGACAAATCACAGCTGACACTTTATCAGGAGCAGAATCACCTGCTACGGGTATATTAAAAAAATACTTTAGTAAAACTGAATTAGGTAAAGAGTATAAAATATACGAGAGTTTCTTTAAAAATAGAAATACTAGTGAGGCTAAAGCTGATATGGTGATTACTACTCTTATTGAGAGTTCAAAACATTTAAATCGTACTGCTTTAAAAAGACAAAAGTATAATTTAATTAAAGAAATTAAAGAACATTATAATTTAGAAGAATTCTTTAAAACTAAATTACCTAATTACAAAGCACAAGCCGCTTTATTTACACTATTGGAAGTTTATAATAGTGAAAATCTTTCTAATCCTGACCAGATTATAGAAAATAAAACATCTCTTTTAGAATACTTAACTTCTAAAACTCAAAATAAAGAAGAAGTAAAAGAAAATATTATAGAAGAATTCAAATCTCAAGACAAAGACGTTCGTATCTTAACTTATAGAGTACTATTGGAGAAATTTAATGACCAATATGGAAATCTGAATAATAATCAGAAGAACGTTCTTAAAGAATTTATCAATAGTGTTGATAGTACTCCTAAATTAAAAGAGTTCTATAACACTAAAATAAATGAAATTAAATCTCACTTATCTAATTTAAATAAACAAGTAACTGATAAAGCTATTCAAATAAAGATAAATGAGATCATCAATATATTACCTAGTTTAGGTAAAAATGATAAAGTTAATGATGACCATTTAATCAATCTTCTTCAGTATTACCAATTAGTAGAAGAATTAGAAAAGATAAAATGAGCAAACTTAAAGACATAATACTTAAAAAACTATCAGAAGAAAGCGCCACAGGTACTGGTGCTTCTTTTACTGCAGGTGCGGGTGAAAACTATGCGACTCCAGCGGCTTTTAACCCGAATAAAAACGCTAAAGGTGCTAAGAATATATATTACTATAAATTAGGCTTTAAACCAGTTAACCAGAAGACTTTGAATAAAGCTGCCAAAGGTATTGAAGTAAAACATTTATGGGAAGAAGAAGGTACAGGATTTGATATAGAATCATATTTATCTTCATTGCCAACTGATAGTGAAGAAATTAAAAAATATATAGCTGGACGTTTAGGTGATTTTGATTTATTATCAAGTAAATTAAAAGAACTTATAAAACTACTTCAAGAAGCTAAAAAAGAAACAATAAATAGTTATCGTGAGAATCCTGAATTTAGAGCTGTTTATGGTACAGATTTAGCAGTTTCACTTTTAGATGACGTAATAAAATTATTTAAACAAAATGAATAAAACACTACAAGAACAATATAACCTTATTAAAGAAGGTAAAGGTAATAAACAGCAATTCTTTAAATCAGCTCGTCATATATTTCCTGATTTAGTAACTCCAGTTAATACTTTTGAGGATGCAGTAGTTATTCTTAAAAACAGAGGTATTATCTCTGAAAGTATAGGTGGTTTAGTGACTAAAGGTACTACTCCTGATTGGCATAAAATATTTAGAGAAAATATTACTGAAGAAGCTAAAAAAGTAGTAAACGCTAAACAAAATGGTGACAAATCATATACTGTTGAATATAGTGATGGTACTACTAAAAAAATAGCTGTTAGTAATGATGCTTGGGATGAAATAAATGACAAGTACGGTAAATTAACAGAAACTAAAGATTATAAAAAAGGAGATAAAGTTAAATTTACTAATAAAACTTGGACTGTAACTAATACTTATGTCGATGGTGATGGAGATAAATTTTATGACATTGAATTAAATGGTAAAACACATAAAGAGGTTCCTGTTACAGCTCTAAAAGAAGCTAAAGAAGCTAAAGCTGAGGAAAAAGAACCTACTAAAGATGTAGTCGATATGGAAACTAAAGGCTACGACTATAAAGATAAGAAAAATTACGATAATGTATTTGGTGAAGAATTCTTAAAAGGATTCTATACTGAAATGGGTGACTCTAAAAATGAAGGTAAAACAGTTGAAGAATTAAGAGCTATTGTAGCTAAAAACTTAGCTAAAGATATTAACCATTATGTTAAAGATGGTCAATTTGGAGTTAAAGGAGTAGGTTACACAACTGAAGCACCTGGTTTAGGTACTCCAAAAGAAGCTAAAGGTAAACATAAATCTTCAGGATATGGTGATTTAAAAGAAAATAAAGATCCTAAAGCTGAAACTAAGTTTTATAACTCTCTTAAAACCGGAGACAAAGCTATATATGATGGCCCAGAAAAAAATGGATTTATGAAAGGTGATAAAGTAGAAGTAGTTAGATCTAGTTCAGGCTCAACTTTTCAAAATACATTAACTGTTAAAAAAGGAGACAAAAAATTAGTAGTAAAAGGACATGGATCTTTAAAACCACTAAATGAATCTAGTCTTTCCTCTTTAAAAGAATCAGTACTACGTGCTTTAATCTCAGAAATGGTTAAGGAAGTATTAGCTGAAGCTTTAAGACCAGAAGATAAAGAAACATTCTCAGTTGCAGTAGATGTAGCTGAAAAATTATATGATGAAGAAGGTAGTGTTGAAGCAGCTTTAGCTAAATTACCAGCTGAATATGCTAGTTTTAAAGATGAATTAGAACAACATTTAACTCAAAAATTTGAAGGATAATGAGTAAGCAAATATTAATAGAAACAAGTTTATTTAACGCTAAACCTGCTCGTATTGTAGAAGGAGCAGATAATAGTAATTTACTTGTTGAAGGAATATTAGCTACAGCTGAAGTTAAAAATGGTAATGGCCGTTACTATTCTAGAGATTTGTGGGAACGTGAGATTAAAAAATACATGGATAATGTAAAACATAATAGAGCGTTAGGTGAATTAGATCACCCAGACTCATCTATTATTAACTTAAAAAACGTTTCTCATAATATAAAAAGAATTTGGTGGGACGGAGACCATGTAATGGGAGCTATAGAAATATTACCTACACCATCAGGAAACATCTTAAAAGCCTTATTTGAAAACAGAATACCAGTAGGTGTATCATCACGTGGTATGGGTTCATTAAGACAAATGGGTGACTTGATGGAAGTACAAGATGACTTTGAATTATTATGTTGGGACTTTGTATCAACACCTTCAAATCCAGGTTCATATATGAAAGAAAGAGGTGCAATGAATGAATCTAAAAATAATCAATACAATAAAT